TTCAAGTTGTTCACAGTCACGTGCTGAATCACGTTCTCTGGGTCAACAATGAAAGTAGCACGGAGTGCAGCACCAGCAGGTGCATAGAATACACCGAGTTGCTCGATCAAAGACTTGTCCCAATCACGCTGTGTGTCAGCAAACTGGATGTGCTTAACTTTTTGTAGATCGCTATGTGCTTTCTGCCATGCTACCTTACAGAACTCATTGTCAGTGCTACCAGTCAATAGAACTGCATCACGATCTGCGAAGTCTTGGAACAACTTATCATACGCTACGATTTCTGTAGGACATACGAATGTAAAGTCCTTTGGGTAGTAAACAATAATCTTCCACTTACCTTCAAATGATTCTTCTGTAATATCAAAGAATGCGTCTTCTGGCTGTCCAGGTTTCACACCAGTGACAACAAACTTGCCAATTTTATCTCCAACTGTCAACATTTTCATTTTCCTTTTTAAGTTAATATAATTAGTTTATCTCAAAGAGAGATAAACTTCAAATTTATTTGCCTACGTTCAACACTGGAGACTGACCACCCAACACCAGTGTACCACCTTTGAACTGGGCGATAGCTTGGGCTTGAATCTTAGCAGCCTCAGCGTTCATCATACGAGTCTGAGCATCCATGTATTGGATAGCGCCAGTGTTTTGCGCCAAGGCTTGAATACGCTTAGCTTCAAGTTCAGCAGTACGAACTTCAGCTTCCTTCTGTTTGGTTTCGTTCTTAGCACGAACCAATGCATTTGCCGATTCAACAACAGTGTCAGCAGGGATCACGTTACGAATCAGAACCTGTGTAATGTTAATAACACCACCAAGGTTTTCAGAAGCTAGAGTAGAAGTCACGGTGTCACGAATTTCAGCTTCCATGACAGAACGATTGTCACCCATGTTCAACGCTTCATGCTTTCGTGCAGCTTTGTAAACAGCGTTACGAGTTGCGTTGAAGATGTAGTTGTACATCAGGTAGGTGTCGCCATTATGAACAGCGTGGAACGACTTGTTCTTTGTGTTGTAAATCTCAGCGATCTGACTTGGGTTGATGTTGTAGATAACAGTCAAGTCAAAGTCTTTCATGGTGCTGTTATCAGCAGCCTGTGGGTTCAGGTCGTCAACCTTCACGGCAACTTCTTTCACTGGGAATGTCAACACATCACCAACCAATGTTTGGTTGAAAGATCCAGGGAGCAATTCCTCATTCTTCACCTGCTTGTCGAAGCCGACACGCAGACCAACTTCACCAGTCTCGATACGAGTACATCCAGTAGCCAAAGACAAAGCTGCAACAATGGCGGAAATTTTCAAAATACTTTTCATAATCAACCCTTAAAATAAAACAACAATAAAAATCAACAACACAAACGTAATAAACGCAGTCATGAAACTATAAAGACCAATCTTCATCATATCAATCTTTTTCGTCATTGGTGTATGCCAGAAAATACTAATACCACAGAATATGATAATCCACAATACAAAGAATGCTAAAATTGATTTAATCATTTCTTATCTTTCCAAACATTAAACTCTTTAACGAGTTGTTCATGTTTCTCAGCAGAACAATGGAACGTCCACTCACGAACGACATCTTTATATGTTATTTGCTCTTCTGTATGAATTGCTGGTTCAGACAACATGTATCCAAGAATAGTAGTAGGAAAACCATTATTCCAGTTTCGTTCGATTGAAAATACTTTCATGGCATCCCAATCAACAGAAAAGGACGCATTACATACATCAGCATCTATGCGCTTCTCATACTTCTCTACTTTGAATTGTAACTCATTAACCTTCTGCTGAAGTTTAATATTTTCACAAGCAGTCTTGTAAGAGGTATCTTCTTTCCTTTGCCACCACATAATCAATCCTTTGAATATTTCACATCGTGTTCGTACAAGAACATCAAACAACACATTGCGTGTGCCAAGTGGTGGATACCTGATTCGGGATCCATCTGTTCTCCACTTTTGTACGCCCATAGATGACGCTGCATAGCGTCAAAATAACGACGCTTAGAATCTGGAACTTGCTTCCAGTTGTCGGGTTCATACTTCTCTGCTCCGAATGTGAGAACTTTAACAGTCTCAGCCAAAGCGAGAGGGGGCAGTAAACCATACTGAAGTTTACCACCATCAAATTTGCGACCACCAGTTGTAGCTAACTGGGATGCTTTAACTTCGTCGATAGTTGCCATTATGTCTCCAAGAAGTGGGGGACGAATCCCCCATTCCAATTAGCGTTGTGCTGTGAAAGCAGAAGCACCCAAGAGTGCATTAGCAGCAGCGATGATACGCTTGCTTGGCTTGCCAATGCGATACTTAGTAGTTTCTGTGCCGTCATGCAACTTAGCACGATTGCTATAGATGCAATGACCTTGACTACGCAACTGATGAATTGCATCGTGTGGGTTCTTCAAACCAAATGAACCAGAGATCTGCTTAGCAGTAACTTCAGCACCAGTAGACAAGTAATTCAACAACTTAGCTTGTTTTGACATATAATAACTCCATAATAAACCATCAACGAAAAAAGCCGACAAGAGGATGGCGTCTCTTGTCAGCGAATAATAATTCTAATTTAATTAGACTTCGATGCCATTCTCACGCAGGATCTGGTTGAAGTCTTCAGTCTCGTCGTCGTAAGCCATAGACTCATCGATAACTTTCTGCAGACGATTCAGATCAGACTTAGTCTCTTTCTCTACAACTTTTGCAGCTGGAGTGGACTTGACCTTGACAGTCTTAGCCTTAGCAAGTTTAGCAACTTTGGCTTTAGCCTTAGCAACAGGCGCAGCTTTGTCAGCCACTTCCTTATTGAAGGCAGATACTTCTGCAACAGTTGGGACAGGCAGTTGGTACAAACCACGCTCAACTTTGTTAGCAGCAAACAACCAGTTAGGATAACCGATTTTCTCACCCTTAGCACCAGTGCGTTGGTCACGCAGGACGTAATAGATGGAGGCACATTCTTTCAATGTGATGTTAGGGTCTTTCTTGTACTGGGGATTAGACTCCAGAACAGCCATAACGAAACGCTTTTGGGCGAGGGACAAAGCAGCGAATTTCAACATAATAAATTTCCTTTTACAAAGAGTTTTCAAGATAAGACATTAGTATACTACAAAGGGGATTACAAGTCAACAAGTATTTGTAATCCCCTACGGATTAGAAGGGAATCTCGTCCGTTGGGTTTGTAGCTGTAGGTGCAATTACCACTTCAGGCTCTGGAGCAGGGCTTGCAACCTTATCGTACAAGTCGATGAAAGCAGTCTTAGTCGCCGAATCGAAACGATTGCAACACAGTTCTACAGCCTTCTCACGCTTCTTAAAGATAGCGAAGGCTCGGACGATGTGAATCATACGACGAGTTGTGATTGTTTCATCAACACCACCATCGGCAAAGGTGCGACGGATAGCGTCAGCCCACTTCACCAATGTCTCTGCGAATTCCTTGTCTTCACAGCCATAGGAAACCATCAGATTCTCGATAATCTTCTGCTCGATTTTTGCAGAAGGATAATCCTGTTCAAATGTTACAGCGAAACGCTCCAAGAATGCTTCGTTCAGCACGTTGGTGCCGATGTATCGACCATCGTCGGAGCCTTTACCCTTAGTGTTCGCAGTGGCAAACACATTGAAACCTTCTTTGGGTACGATCATCTCATTCTTCAGTTTGAAGTAGTATGGTTTACCCTCGAGAATTGGTTGCAAGCACAACAGAGTGTTAGCAGAACCAGCGTCAATCTCATCCAACAGGAGAGTCGTACCATTACGCATAGCAATGAGCACTGGACCTTCGACAATGTTCACGTTGCCGTCTTCCAGAGTTTTAGTGCCAATGAGTTGTTCTTCATCAGTCATCATGTTCAAGTTAACACGGATGAGAGGACGTTTGTGCTTGGCACAAATTTGTTCAATCATCGTTGACTTACCGTTACCAGTTGGACCACTGATGTAGGCAGGATAGAAGATTTTCGACTTGATGATGTTTTCCAAGTCAGTGTAGTTGCCGAATGGCACAAAGTTTGCATCTTTTTTCGGGATGAGCGATTCTGTATTGGTCAAGTCCACTTGGAATGATTCCTTCACTTCAGGTTGCTCGGCTAATGCTGCATTGCCTGAAATGGCATACAAACCACGACCAACTTTGTTTTTCATAAGCCAGAGAGGGAACTTCTCTGTTTTCATCTTAGCCATCACTTCCATTAGCTGGGGACGACTCACTGTACCCTTCGTTTGCACGTCAGGATACATCGCATTCATCTTAGCCTCAAAAGCCTCACGGAACGCCACATCGGTTTTCGCCATCACATTCTCCATAATAAAACAACCAATCAATAAAGAGTATTATTCCATAAACGGGAATAAATGTCAACAACTTTCTTGGAAAACCCTACACTTTGTAGGGGTTTATTTTTCCCTTATAAATCAACAACTTACGCAACGTAACCGATGAATCGGTTCAGGAGAACCCGACTAGTCTTCTTCACGTTCAGGAATTTGCTGAAGTTTCTTGCAATAGCTTTAGCGTTTGCGTCGCTATTGACTGTTAATTCACCCTCTTCGATCTTGGTAGATTCTTGTGGGATGACAAAGAGTTCATCACGACCAGTGTTCTTGACAGATGCAAAACCATTGGCACGGAATTCCTTGCGCCAGTTCTCAATCAACAATTCCTTGCTGCCTGAGAATTCAGGTAAGTTAGAGTCCATAACCCAAGCCAAATCACGACGAGTGTTGCGAGTGACATAGAATCCAACAACCTTAATATCATAACGATCTTTGATCATACGCAAGAGCACTTCTGTTTGTTTACTAGACAGTCGGCTGATTTCGTATGTCTTCTGTGTGCGATCATCACGGATGTAATGTTTCTGTTTGATTCGTTTGTAAGTGGAACCAACATACTCATTACGCTGTTCGTGCAATGTACCCAACTGAGAAGAAGTCAAAGAACCACCCTCACCATCAGTCAAAGTGATCAAAGTCATTTTCTCGATGTTATTGTTCTTGATGTAAGAACCAAGATTGTGGTAAACCCAACCAAGTGCTTCATTCAATGGAGTGCCACCCATGGAGTAGCCTTTGTTCCAGAAAAACTTATAGTCAAGCACACGCTTTGCCATCGTATTGAATTCAGATGTAGACATTCTGTTTGTGAACAACTCCAACATATGCATAGTGTTGCTAGAGTTAGACAAATAAGAATCTGGTGAAGACGCACGAGCACGAGCATGCTCACGCTGTTTCTCATAGTATGCCTGATTGTAGTCACGCTCATTATACTGAGAAGTGAATGCCAAGACACGATATGGAACCTGAGTGCGGTTACAGAACATCGCCAAGTTGATAACCTGTTTCAATGTGTCTTCAATAACACCACTCATAGAACCTGACCAGTCCAGCAAGAAAACCATACCGTGGTTTTTACCTTGTGGCAGAACAGTCACACGCTTGAACAAATCGTCTTGCAATTTGTAGGCGTAGATTTTCTTCATGTCCAGAGAACCAGACTTGGAAATTTGAGCACGTTTGTAAATCTGTGCAGACTTACGCATCTCAAATTCTTTAACCAAGTAGTTGACTGCACGTTGTGAGTCAGTCTTGAATTTCTCGAAACCAGCATCAATCTTCTTCTGTTGTTCGACATAGTCTGGGCGTTGAACCAACGTGTCTTTATCGAACCAGCCAAGACCAACCTTCTCAGAAGTCTCTTTCAGAATCTGTTTGTAGCCAACAACAGGATTGTTGATATACACATCATCAATCTTGTGATAGAAGTATTGGGTGTCTGTGTCTGCCAAGTCTTGCAGCTTGTCTTGGAAAGAACGCTCTGTCTTAGACTCAAGATCTTCGTCAGTCACTTCTTTCTGTTTAGGTGCAGTACCCTTCTTTTGCTCTTTACCAGCACCACGATCTTCATCTTCCATGTCGTCGTCAGCATCTGGATCCCAGTCTTCGTCTGGATCAACATCGGTGTCATCATCAGTGTCACCTTCTTCAGCACGATTCTTGGCTGCTTCTTTAGCTTCTTCTTCAGCCTTAGCTTTTGAATAGGCGTAGATGTCATTGGCCAACTCGATAATTTCATCGATGGTCTCAGTCTTCTCTGCACGATTCACGAATTGTTTTTCGTCTGGATCGAATGTAACACCACATTGGAAACCAGCCTTAAAGTACAAGTTGATTTTGTCGATGAGCAACATCTCATCAAAATTCTGTACTTGTTTGACACCAAAGAAGTCACGATCGTTCAGCTGTTTGTAGCCTTCGTTCATACGCTTGCGCAGACCTGGATACTTACGCTTGATCATCTTCTCGATACGCACGTCTTCCAGCACGTTGAGATAAGACATCATTGAACGATTTTCTTGGATGGGTTTCAGGTACTCTTCGCCTGTGTACAAGGCGTGACCCACTTCGTGACCGATGAGCATATCCTCAATCTCTGGAGTCATATCTTTCCAGACAGGGATCGTCAACACACGATTCTTAATGTCGAACGATGCAGTGCGTGCACGAGCACGAACCACGTTCAGGTTTTCTGTAGCCAGCAAACGTGCCGACAAGTCACTTGCTTGAATTTCCATAATTAAACCTCAAAGGCTTGCGCCATCTCATAATCAGTTAGAATCTTTTCGAGGGATCCACGATCGACCAACCTAAATCCGTCGTTCAGTAGATCGAATTCTACCTCATCTTTGAATCCGTAGTCAAATGCTAGACTTGCAAGTTCAAAATCATTAAACTCTTTCCACATAGTTTCGACTGTCTGCATCATATATCAATTCCTTTATTTCACCACCATCCGCATAGATCTCAGCACATGCCTTAATCCAAAACATCATTATTTTACCGTCTTTGACGATTAGGTATCTCGAATTCATAGACATTATTATGCTCCAGCTAGTGATAAAAGACAACAACTATTTAACACTTCTGAAAACCCCTGTAAAATCAACAGGTTACGAAAACGAAAAACCCCACACTCGGTGGGGTCTTTATTCTAGAAACCAAAAGTATTACTTTTACGGAGCAGCAATCACACTGAAGTCATTGCGTTTCTCGAACTTGATAACGGATCTGAACTTATCGAACAGTTGGTCACCTTTGTGAGAGATTACAAAGATGTTAGTGTTTTCACCGAAACCATTCATAAGGTTTAAGAAGTAATCAGTACCAGCTGTGTCGAGGGAAGAGTCGAAAATCTCATCAAGCAACAACAGGTTGGTGTTTACTGAGTTTTTCATCTTAGCAATCTGACGCCATGTGAACAGAATTGCTAAGTCAATACGCATCTTCTCACCTTCAGAGAACGAGGCATAAGTGAAATCATCACGATGGCGTGACTTAACGATCTCATTAAATGCTTCATCTAGCTCGAAGTGGATGTACGCATCCATCGCAGTCAGGTACTTATTAATCAACTTATTCATTGCAGGTAGATACTCCCGAATGATTGCAGTCTTAATACCAGTATCTTTCAAAAGAACAGCAGCAACTTCTTCGATGTTACGTTGTTCTTGTAGCTGAGTCTTCTCGTTGATTTTGTTCATGGCTTCTTGAGCCAGTTCTTTCAGCTTACGTTTTTCTTCATCAACATTGGTTGTGTCAGACTTGTGTGAATCAATCTCAGCTTGGAGAGAAGCATTGAGTTTGTTCAACATAGTAATCTGAGCATTGTTTGTAGAGACAGCGATGTTCTTATCGGTAATCTCATTCAATGCTGCATTGATCTCAGCAAGTTGTTCATTGAGACGAGTGAAGACCTTTTCCATATCTTCAAGTCGAGTGTTCTCAGCATCAATCTTAGCATTGATGTCTTTTAGGATCTTTTCCTTATGGGCATCTGGAATGTCTTGCGAGCAAGATGGGCAAACATCATTCTCAGTAAAGAACTCTGATTCACTGGTGAAGTGCTCGACTCTGGCAGTAAGTGTAGATCTAAATGACTTCGCTTTTTCAAAGTCACTATCAACTTTACTCTTTTCCGTAGTGCGTGATTGCAGTGCGGTAATCTCAGCAACCAACGATGCCACCGAACTTTCGCTGGCGAGAATTTCTTGGTTATTACTTTCGATTTTAGATAGTAAAGATCCAATAGCTTCTGACTTGGCATCTGTAAGAGTTTTGATGAGTAGTGTCTGTCCATCGACCTTAGTCTTCGCAGTAGCAATCTCCGATTCAATACGCTTGATGGTGTCTTTTGTTTCATTGGCTTTTTCTTTCAGGATCGTATTCATCGTAGAGAAGATACGAATATCAAGAATGTCTTCGATAACTTCACGTCGTTGTAATGGAGTCAACTGCATGAATGGAACGAAAGAAGCAGAACCCAAGATAACTACTTGAGTGAATGTCTTATAGTTTAATCGTAAAATCTGTTGCTCTAGAACCTTCTGGTAATCACGGCTTGCAGCATCTTGATTAACCATCTCGTCACCACACCAGATTTCAAATACGTTTGGTTTGATACCACGAACGATCTTATACTCTTTCTTACCGATAGAGAATTCAATTTCAACAACACAACCCTTACCGTTGATAGAGTTGACAAGTTGACCCTTATTGATGTTACGGAAAGGTTTGCCAAATAGACCGAAGCACAATGCATCTAAGATTGTGCTTTTACCTTCACCATTCTTACCGATGATAAGAGTCGTGCTTGATTTGTTCAGTAATACTTTGTTGAACGAGTTGCCAGTGGATAAGAAGTTTTTCCACTGAACAGACTTAAATAGAATCATTAAACAACCTCAATGTTAACTGCTTCGGTATAAAGACCTTGCATAAATGATTTGATATGGTCTTTGTCTACATCAGTTGTAATAGAGTCGATGTAGTGAGTAAGAACAGACACAGTATCTTCTAGAGAAATTTCATCGCCGATCTCACCTTCGTTGAATTCAGACATATCCTCAACGATCTTGATATCAGCACATCCCTTATTATACAACTTAGCAATGAACTTGTCAAATTTATAGAAGTCTGTTTTGTTAACAACAATTAACTTCACATACATATCTTTTAGATCGATAGTGTCGAGGTCAATCGGTTCGGCATCTTTATCGTTGTATTCGAGTCTTTCGAACATTCGATAAGGATTAGGTATGAACTGGAGTCCTCTTGTGTCTGTATCGAACAGGTGGAATCCTCGGGGATCGTTATAGTCCTGCCAAGTAAGTTCGTATGGATTTCCGAGATAATGAATGTGCTTGTCAGAAGAGCGATGGTGATAATGACCACTGAATACAAGATCAAATTTTTCAAAAATACTTTTATCCAGTCCATCATGCGATTCCATTCCTCTATACATTGCAAAGCCAGCGATCTCAAAATGACCCATACAAATTTCTGCTTTTGTATTCTGCATCATATCAAGCGACTCTTGATAATTCTCAGGACAGATCCAAGGCATCATACAGATTGAAGTGCCATCAATAACGATAGTTTCTGGTTTATCGATAACGATAACATTACTGTATTCTTGTAGAAGTAAGTCTGGTGAATTTATCTCATTAGTGTTTTTGAAATAAGTGTCATGGTTACCAGCCAACATGTGAACAGTAATGCCACGACTCTCAAGTTCATCGAAAAACATTTTCTTTGCTCTGTCGAGGGCATAGAAGTTGACATACTTGCGTCGATCAAAAGTATCACCGAGAATAAGAACGGTATCAATACCATTATCGTCAATAGTAGGAAAGAATGTATTAGCATAGAACTTTTCAAAGAAGTCTAAGAAGGCAATACTATCATTACGTGCACCAAAGTGTTGGTCTGTAATAATTGCTACCTTCATGTGCGATCTTCCTTCTTAACTACATTGTCTGGATATAGTTTAACTTCAAGAACACTATTGATTGGTAATGAGTTACAGAACTCAGTAGCCTCATGGAGATCTTTGAAGTTTTTATCTACAACCTTATTACTAAAGTTAGCGTAGTAAGTTACTTTATACACGATTGTCCTCTCTAACATTTGGGGGAACTACACCATACTGTTGATGTAACCAGTCAACGAATTTATTAACTTCATCAGCTTGGAAGTCTCGATGCATACGATCTTCGTTGTAGATCTTTGCGCCAAGAGCAACTTTATCTAACCAGTTTTTATCTATCAAATGAAACCTACCTTTCGGTTTGCTGTTGCAGTTGGTTGATTTTGCTGAACGTGGAATACTTCAGCGATTGAATACTTCTCAGTTTCTTTGCCACGTGGTTTGACTGGCAGATTAACATTCAACCGATCAGCCAGTGTTTGTGCTTGTGGGAGAGTCAGTGTATCGAAGGTGACGATATCAAAACAACGACCTGGACGAACCAAAGCAGAATCAATGTCACGGATAGATGGCAGATTAGTGGAGAAGATCATCTTCTTACCTTTGGTAGTCACAAGACCATCACCCACGTTAAGGAATCGGTGCATCATTGTATTGCCATCGCTACGAGACTTCAAGAATGCATCAGAGTCTTCCAACACCATAACGCTTGTGTCGTCTTCGATAAATCGAGCAAAGAGATAATCTTTTTCGAGGATAGCTGCATCGTATGTAACCATCGCAGAAGACTCAGTGTGAGACAACAGACCACGAATGAATGTAGTCTTACCAGTTCCAGGTGGTCCAATGAGAAGGAGAATGTTGGCAGATGATTCCATGAATCGTTCGTAGTAATCAGTCAACTTTTCGCCATTAAGGAATGGGTACATCTCATCAACTGGAAGACGATCACGATTCAATGGGACGTTAACAGAGTTGCCGTCGCCAGAATAGATCCATTCGATATAAGAAGTTACAACATCAAACTTACCAGTGACCAAGTCCATGATATATTCACAGAAGACTTCGTCACCGAAGGCACGAACAGTTGTTGAGTTACTGTTCACAGTGTATGTGACATAGTTCAGATCTTCTTCTTCAACGATAAAACCAGAAGAATTGGATCCTTGCACTAACAAACAACCTTCAAATTCCTCTTCAGACCACTCAGCCCATTTCTGGCGATTGGCAAGAACAGTAGTTTCACGATGAAGAGTTTGTTTGCCAGCATCTACACGTTTCTGTAGAATCTCGGTGGTGATCATATCACCGAAATCAGAAACGCCCATAAAGATTTTGTTGTTGTCACTGCTACTCATATACTCTTTCAAATTTGTCATATCATCATAATGGTCAAAACAATACCCCTTTAATGTTCGGGTAGAACCTTTTGCTGCACGCCTACGGTTACGTCTTGCTCCACTCGATCTGATGCGATCAAAGATCGTTCTCGCTTCCGTCGCTATCGCTGGTGCTTGTATCGCCTTGGTAATCATCCACTTCACCTATAAAATCATCTAGAGAGGTTTGTTTCTTTTTAGCTTTCGCTGCTTTCTTTGTAATAAAAGAATCATCGAATGTATGGTTGTTCTGCATAAAGTCGAGGTAAGCATTATGAAACTCACCAGTCTCATCTTGTTCCTGCAACTCGAATGCTTCGAACGGCATGTCCTGAATCAACTTACCCTTAATGTAAGATTGTTTCTTTTCCTTGGCGATCCTACGTAAAAACGCATAGTAAATAATCTGCGTGAAGTATGCAAACGGATTATTTGATTTCGTTGGATCGAAGTTGTTGATGTACTGAAGACAGTTTTCAATGCCATCAGATATCATCTCCTCACGATAAGAGTAGTTGATAAAGTTCGGTTTATAAGAAAGATGGTTTGCAATTTTTAAGATACATTCGCCTATGTAATTACTTACTTGTGGAGGCGGCAACCCCTTCTCCTTAGCGTCGAGAACTTTATTTCGATACTCCGAGATCGCTACCAAAAAGTCAGCGTTATTTACGTAATGTGCCATACATGATATTTTCCTTTGATTAACAAAGCTAACGAGAAGTATACATCAAACAAGTTGTAAAGACAACTTTATCTACCTTGCAATTTAGATTTGCTTATTTAGTTGACTTAGGGCATAATTCACTGTGTTAGGGTTGATGCTGAATAGATCAATGTACTGTATCGTTTCCTTCGACATAGATACCTTCTCCATCTCCCTCTTCTGGTTGAGTCTCTTCTTCCAGAGCATCCCCGAAGACCTCAACAAGCTGTTGGATCTTTTTCTTTGTCTCCTCATCTGGTTCTTGCGCCAGCGAGACATCATTGTGTTCTTCCACAATTCTCATATAATGAGGAACGAACGCAGAATGCATTGCTTTAATAAACATCACATTCTTCTTTTCAATTAAGTAAGAATCGTCTCTCGAGAACTGACAGAGTGGAGTAGCTGTCACGTGTTCTCTCCCAGTCGCAAAGTTTGGTGTAGTTTTCACTACCATTGGATGCAACAACTCCACGTAAATTTCATCTTCTTCTTGCAGAGCAGACAACACCTGTTCTCCACTCGTGAACTTAACAACAACGAAAACTTCTTTTCCTGTTAACACAGTTCTACCTCCACAACCTTTAATTTGAATTCTTCTTCAGCATAGGTCTTGTAACGCTCTGCTGCGTGGTTCAGTGTATGATTCTTCCAAGACTTCCAATGCAAGTCATCGGCAAGGTCATAGAGATTACAATGCGTCTTACCATTTTTCAATCGCAAACCACGACCAATAGATTGTAGGTTACGGATCTTAGACTTGGACGGTGACGCAAAGATTACATTCTCAATCGAAGGAATGTTAATACCAGTAGAGAATGTGCCGTATGATGCAATGATGATAGCGTCTTCTTCACCTTCACAGATATGACGGATCGCTTCACGATCTGCAGTATCAGTGCCACCGTAAACGAAGAATACTTTTCTTGTATCGTGGGCTTTGTCTTTGATTAGATCTAAAAGAATCTTACCATGTTTCTCAACATACTGGAATAACACAAGTGTGTTACCTTCAGACTTGATAGCAAGGTTACGAATGAATTTATTTCTGGCTTCGTTGCCAACAATAAAATCCATCTCATCTTGATATGTGTTGTTCTTTCTTGCCTTGCGAACTTCTTCGTTATACTTTAGTAACACACAAGTAATCTTTAATGTAGCAAGTTTGTTTGAGTCCATCAATGCTTTAGTAGTCGTAACTCTATGCACTGGTCCAAACATACCCTCAAGAACCAAACGATGAACCTTCTTGTTATCTAGCGTACCAGTTGTGCCAATACGATAACGGATCTTGTCCATCTTTTCCATAACTGTTGTTAGGGATTTTGCTTTGAACTGGTGAGCCTCGTCGCCGAAGATAACATCAAACTGAGCGAACCAAGACTTTGGTTGTAGATATACTGACTGCCAAGTAGTAATCAATACGCTTGATGTGAACTCTTTAGTAAAACCAGCATAAAGTTTCTGACACTTACCATCAACATCCCATCCATTAGCAGATGAATAGTCTTTGAAGTCAGCATGTAGCTGTTCAACAAGAGATGTTGTTGGAACTATGATGATACACTTACGTTTGTTCGCAACGTGATATCTCATTGTCGTGTAAATTATAAATGACTTTCCAGAAGCAGTCGGAGATAATAGGAGTGTCCGCTCCTGATCGAGAGCAGTCTTTACTGCTTCTACTTGGTAGTCTCGAATCTCGATTGGTTGACCACGACCCATAGGGTTTAGTGATTTAGCGTATGCTTCTACTTGTTCTGCTGTAATACCGTTACGTGTTAGAACTGGAGTTACATACTCTACTTGGTAGCCATTACGAACAGCGAATTCCTCAACGTATGAAACCAAACCGACATACAATGTCTTTCTGATTTGATCATACAAGCGCACCTTACCATCCCACAAACGTGCTCTGTATTGTGGGGTGAACTTGGCACCTGGATATTCGTAGGTGAAGAAGTCTGCTAGTTCTTGTTCGATGCTGGCATCAGAAAAGACTCTTACATAAACCTCATCGAGTTTCTCAATCTTAATCATTACATCCCTGCTAGGAACTTCTTCCATTCAACGGCAGTTTTGATTTGCCAGTCTCTGGCTTTAATCTGTCCGAGGATTGATTCCAAAAAGTATATCATTGTTTCAAGATAGTCGATCTTTACTTTCATTGTGTTTAGATCGCTATCGCCAGATAGGAATTCATCCATCTCATTCTTCAGTGGCTTAACACCCTGCCATTGTGGCCAATCAAGTGCAGTCAACTCTTCACGTGAGAGTTCACCACGATAGTATCTGAATTTGTTTTTACGTAAGATATTATAGTCAGAACTGAACTTTGTGTGTTTCAGTTTCACATTGACTAGAAGTTTGACGTACTTAGCGTGTAGCTTTGGTGTAGCGGTGGTAGTCTCACCGAGGTAGTTGTCGTCGATTTGACAATCGACATCCCACATTTCTTGAATCTGTTCAATATTCATAATAACTCCATTTTATATTAGCCTCTCAGCTAAACATCAATTACAATAATTTATACCATCCAAACTTAAATGTTACAGAGGCAACAACATAGTTGACATCATCGTTTGTAGAAGCAAAGCGCATTGAATCTATGGTAGTCGGAAACACATCATAGAACTGCATTGTCTGAATAGCTTGGTTGTTACTATCTAGGATCTGTAGCGTAGCATCAGAATAGTTCTTAGCCAATTCAGCATACCCAACATTGTCTATGGCATTACCAGCAATATACTGATCGTAACTTTCTGGGAATCCTAGAGCAACAATCCAGTTATACAATGTTCTGTAGTTAGACATATTCTCATCCACCAAGAACTGCACTGTCAATGGATCATACTGTAATGTATCACCTGGAACTGGTTGTGTAGAGAATGGCGTAGAAAACGCTGGCTCCCCAAGATTAATCCCTGGAAGGTTTACTTCTTGACAGTGAAATGACACGTCAGGTAATTTGGTGATACTAAACTTAAACCCGTTAGGTGATAACGGATTCAAGTTAGATGGAATGGATGTTGCCATTACTTATATGTTGGGTTTAGATGTTCTTCAATAGCAGCTTTTAGTGATTGAACTTCATCACCAAGTGCTGTTTCTAGAGCAGTGATTAAATCTTTATCTTTAACTTCGCTTAGCACTTGGTTTTTAATTTCAACCTTAGTACCACCAAATGTAGAAGAAGTTTTATCTTTATTTGTACCAACCAATTCCCAGTGAATGACAGAGATAGTGCCTGTTGCTGGGTTTGGGTTATTGTCTGCGTCTAATGTTTCAACACGATCTGTAACTTCAGTAGAAGCGATCTTCCATGTGAATTTTGTAGCCATATTTTGTCCTCTTTGGTTTACCAATCATTATTATTTAGGAAATGAAAAAAGGGAGACCGAAGTCCCCCTTTGAAATACCTATCTTAGAGTAGGTTTCTAACTGATTACAGCAAGTTAGTAACTTTAACTTTGCGGTAGTAGTAGTTTGCGTTCGCAGTCAAGTTGTCTTGACCAGAAGTGCCGTCATCCAAGTTAACGAATGGGTTAGCAACTAGACCGTAACGAGTCTTGAAACCAATCTTTGGTTGGAAGCTGTTTGGATCAACAGCACGAACCATTTGCAATGGAACGTATGGGCAGTAGAACAAACCAGCGTCAAAAGCAGAAGCGCCTTTGTAACCAACAACGAAGAATTGGCTGTTAGATACGTTAGAAGTATATGGGTCAACATAAACTTTGTACTTACCGTTTAGAACACCAGCGAAAGTAGTAGAAGTGTCATCTACAGTCAATGCGTTCTTACCAGTGATACCAGAGTTGTAGTCAAGAACACCAGCCATCGCCAATGCAGAAGCAACGTCTGCAGAAGTGATGATGATGTTACCACGACCACGACGTGTTTGTTGACCGATAGCATTAGCTTCACGTTCGATTTGGAACATCAAGCCTTTGAATTTTTCAACAGACCAACGACCATTAGAGTCAACGTCCAAGTCGAAAGTACCAGCAGTAGCAGTACCAACTGCAGCACCAACTTTAGAAGTGTTGTAGATTGTACGGATAACTTCACGGTTGATTTCAGCAAGGATCTCAGTAGACAGGATGTTGCTCAATTCGCCTTCAGCGTCAAGACCGTGAACAGATTTCAAGTCTTGAGCCAATTCGATAGAGTACTCAGCCTTCAAAGCACGAGTCTTAGCAACAACAGATGCCTTCTCGATAGAGAATGCCATTTGTGCGAAAGAACCGTCACCAGAACCGCCTTGACCTAAACGCTCAGCAGCAACAGTAGAGATACCACGACCAACTGCATCAGAACCGCCTAGAACAGAACCGCCAGAAGCGTCAGTACCATTACCAGAGAAGCCAGAATCAGCTTCGTTGAACAAGGCTTCAGTACCGCCTTGAGAAGTGTAGCGAGACTTCATAGCGAAGATCAAGCCAGTTGGTTGAGTCATTGGCTGAACACCAGCAACATCATAAGCGATCAATTGTGGCATCGCACGGCGAACCAAAGAGATCAATACTGGGTCGAAACCAGCAACACCACCAGTGTTACCACCACCAACAGTACCGATTTGACCACCAGTGCCGTTAGTTGGAGAGCCTTCGAACAATGCTTCAGCTTGCTTTTGCATTTCACGTTCTTGGTTTTCCAATAGAACAGCAGTAACTTCCTTACGGTAGTTGTCTTGAATTGGGGCAGAACCTTCGTGGTTCAATACTGGAGCCCACTTCTCCATTAATTGTTGACGTGTTGTCATTTTTATTTTCCTTTAGGATTGATTATTTGTTGAGAACTGATAGATAAGCAGACATTTTTGGATCTAGTGCTTTAACAGCAACTGTTTCCGCCAACATTTCTACTGGTGCATCAGTAACTACAGATTGCTCTGCAATTGTTTTAGTAGTGAAGTAGTTTTCACGGATAGTCTTTAGTTTTTGTTCGAAAGACGCTGCGTCTTCGTAAGACAATTCTTCAACCAAACCTAAGAATTTCTCTTGTTCAGTATCAGTCAAGCCTTCAGAGATAGACTTTACTAACTCAGCTTGTTTGGCTTCAGATAGGCTCTTAGTAAGAGCTACATTAGCTTCAACTTGCTCGTTTAGTTTTGCTTCGAGTTCAGCAACAGTGTTTTCCATTTCACCAAGAACGTCGTAACGCTCTTCTGGAATTTCAACATAGTGCTCTTCGAATAGGTCTTTCATACCAAGGATAAAACTCTCCATGATTTCAGACTTCATACCACGCTCAAGGGCGATTTCATTCTGTGCAATCCACTGCTCGGCAATATAGCCAAGGTATCCATCAACTTGTTCAACAATTCCCTGTGTATTCTGCTCAACTTGCTCAGCAAGTTTAGCTGCGAATTCTTCTTCGATACGTGCAACTTCTTCAGCAACACGTGTAGTGACAGCAGCTTCGAAAATAGTAGTAGCTTTAGTTCTGAAGTCTTCAGAAAGCTCTTCACCATTCATAAGTGCGTCGATATCTTCTTTAACGCTAGTAGCGCCTTTGCGTACTGGAGACTGGTCACCATTCTTTGGGTTGGATGTACCAACTGGTGCTTTCTCAGCGTCTTTTTCTTCGTCTTTGTTATTACGTGCGCTATCTGGATTAGCTTCTGGCGATTGAGCTGGAACAGCGTCACCTTGACGAATAACTGATTGATCGCCAGCAGCGGCATTGCCAGTAGTAGAATCGCTACCACCTTCTGCGCCAGCAAACTTAGCTTCATTTAACTTTTTAGATTCTGCCAAAATTTCGGCGATTTTTTGTTCGATTGACATCGTTTTCTCCTGTAACTGGATAGTTCTGTTATTTATTTATTATTTATCTGATTTTACTCAGAAAGTGTTGGAAAGCCTGAATCTTTGCTTCCTCTAGATTTCTAGAAGAAGTTTTCTTTACGAAAGATCTTACCTCTTCGATATTTTGTTCCACAAACTTTCCATCAACAAAAATCCACTCTTTGTTCTCCATGATACCACGAACAAACGCATCTGGGGCAGATGGGTCTGCTACGATATCAGCAGCAGTAGACAACATAAAGTCGTCCTGAACAATATTGATTCCCTCATTATTCATCTTGAGAGAACCCATGGCTCTTGAAGAAACGCCAAGGTTTGCGCCACCATCTAGAAGACCTCTAGCAATTTGACCCATTGGAGTTTCTAAAATCTTTGCTTTACCGATCCAGTTAGTACCTTCTTTACGAAGGTCAACGATCAAGTGAGACACACGATCCAAATTGATGGATGGAGTATCTGGGTGTCCAAGTTCACCGTAAGCACGGTTGGATTGAACAGATTCTTTAAGGTAACGACCAACTTCACGATCCATAATACCTTCTTGGTACATGCGCTTGTTGCGGTTAACAATGTTTGATTGAAGGAACACACCTTCAATAAAGTATGTCTTACCTTTACCTAATTTCTCTTCGACGATTAGGTTTGTTGTTTCGAAGACTTCTTTAATAAGTTTCATATTAGACCTTATCTGGAGAACCGTCTAGTGTAGTAGAAGCACCAACACGAGTACGATCATCGTATGCACCGTATGTAGTTTCTTCAACCTTAGTATCCCAACCAGCAACTTTACGCAGAACCAAATAACCAGTAACTGGTTTTGCTACATCGTTATATACAACGATATCTGCTGTGTTGTTGGTGTTGTCGCTAATACCGATGGAGTTTAGATCCATATGCATACCGTTTTCTGGTGCGCAAGAAATAATGTTCTTGCCGCTACGAACGATACGAGTACCAGAACCTAACGCACCGTTACAAACAAACTTAACGATGTTAACTGTTGGTGTGCCACCAGATGTCAATGCTTGAGTAGAAGCACCTAGTGTGTTAAGAGCTAATGTACCATTCTCTGCAGCAACTGTGTCGAAGTGTACGATAACTTCTTGGTTAGTATTTTTAACTGTTGTAAATAAGACAGCCATTTTTATTCCTCTATTTGTTCAAGCACAGATAGAAAGTTCTCTTTTGACTCTCTCATGTACTCAATAATCTCTGTTTGATTACCTAATAAGTTATTTAGGCGTTGTTGCGTTTGCTCGCTAATTGCTACAATGCTGTCATCAGCAAGCACATAATGCAGTTTACCTTCAACAATTCTATCAAGTTTATTCAGAGCACGAATGTCTTGAACAACTGGGTCAACACTGAACATATTGGAAGAAGCAAGTTGGATATATGTTTCGATTAGCGTATCTGTGACTTTAACATCGTGGTATTCTTTGATAATACTGGCGACTTTAGCGTCTGATATTTCCTCGTATAGTTCTTTAGAGACTTGTTCTTCTATCTTTTGCGCAGTGTATTCTTGTTTGATGTATTGTCTTGCTTCTTCCAAAGACTTAAATTCTGTGGACTCGCCGTCAACCAATACTTGGTCTTCAATCATTTCGATTAGATGCCCATATGAACGGATGCTAGAAGCACCTTCTGTTCTTAGTTGTTTGGCTAAGTCGTAGTAACGCATATTATTCTGCAGCCACTTCTACAGACGCAGCTGGTTCTTCTACTGCAGTTTCAACAGCAGCTTCTGGAGTCTTGAACATAGACTGTGCGACGCTAGAGCGCATATCGTCTAGTTTAGCAGAGATCTTTTCTGCCATTGCAGACTGGAATGCAGTCTCAGTAGCCATTGCGTCTTTTTGCAACATTGCTGTTACTAATTGTTTAACTGTTTCACTCATTTCATTTTCCTTTCGGTTTATCTTCTTGCTCAGGTTCAGGTGGTTGATTATCATCCATCTGTGGAGCATTGTAAGCCATATAGTTATCTGTCGCAGCTTGTCCAACAGCAGCCAGTGTGCCATCAAACTGCGCATTTGCCATATGATACTCTTCCTCATCATCCATTTGTTTCTGCATTTCTTCGATGACTTCTTCATCTTGGAACAGAACATTCTTCTTGATCCACTGCATAGAGTAGAACTTACCAATGTATGGTTCGATTTGTTGTAGAGCACCAAGACGAGCCATAAGGATTTCATTATCCTTTAGTTCAGCATAGTGGTTATCTTCAACAAAGTCATAACGGATATCTTGCTTTAGATCTTCCCACTCATCAGCACGGATAATGTTCTTGGCAATAAGCTGAACACGCAATGCATCAGTAAAAAAGTTAGCGAAACGCTTACGTAGACGTGCAATAAACTTATGGAACTTTATCTCATCACGAGAGATTTCAGTGGCACGTCCAATTGAGAACCCTTGTTGTTCTTGCATACGACCAACAGGTACGTTCAATGCGTGGAACAATTTGTTCTGGAAGTATTCGATATCTTGAATGTCGCCGAGATTCTGACCACCTGGAAGTGTAGTAATCTCAGTACCCTTACCACCCTCACGGCGTGGCATCCAGAAGTCTTCCATCATTGACATATGTTTACGATCATCACGAACTTCACCAGTAGTAGCATCGTAAACGATCTTATTACGGAACTTGTTCATAATGTCTGTAACATACTGTTCGGCTTTAACCTTAGGTAAGTTACCAACATCAATGTAGAAAATTCTACGCTCAGGGGCACGACTAATACGATAGATGACCATTGAGTCTTCGATCATCTTTAGTTGGTTTACTGGTTTAATTGCTTTGTGCAAGTAAGACAACATCATACTTGTGTTAGCGTCTAGATAACCAGATGGAACATAAACAACTGAGTCTAGGGAGAGTTTAACGCCCTGTGTTGTTTGCTCCGTAATTCCTTTGTCATTGAACAGATAGTATTCTTCGATCTGTTTAATAACTTCAACACCTTTTGGTGTTCTTTCTTTGATTACGTTCTTGATACGACGAATCTTGCGTGGATCAATGTAACGCAATTCTGCAATACCATTCTTAGGATTCTTTTCGTCCAAAAGGATCTGGTAGTACAAACGACCATCGACATACCATGTACGGAAAATGTCGTGACCACGATCATCTAGTTTGATAAGTTTCAATACATTATTGAACTCATCACGCATCTTTTTCTTGATGGATTCTGAAATCTGAACATCATCTAGATTGATGTTTACTGATTTGCCCTTCTCATCAACAATGATCGCTTCATTTACAATGTCTTCGATAGCTGAATCACAGTCGCTATATTGAGCGACTTCACGATAACGACGAAGGAGGTCATTCTCATTCTTAATGACCCCATCCAAATCCATAACCATACCGTAGTACCCACCAGCATTAATACCAGTGTTTACTACGGTGGCACCGTCCTGTGCCGTAGGGGAGACAACGCTCCCAATAGGCACTTCTTTTTTACGGCTTATTTCAAACCCAAATAATTGCATTATATAACCTTCAGTTTATTAGAGAGGGATAGAACCAACTGGAGTATCAACGCTAACATTAACGCCGAAGCCAGAAGAAGCACCAGTAGCAGAAGTGAAGAAGTTGTATGTAAACTCTACATCAAACTGTTCAATTGCGTTCTGTTGTTCGTAGTCTAAACCGATAGCACCGATAGATGTTGGGAAAGCATCAACGAACTTATAAGTCTTGATGATTGCACCATTACGATCTAGTTGGTGGATAGACAAGTCAACTTGATAGTCAGAAGGATTAACACGACCATTAGTAGTGTCATAGTTCTGGATACCAGATTGCCATTGTTCCAAAGCATTACGGATACCGAAAGTAGTATCGTTGTAAATTGTTACAGTCCATGGTTGGAATGTACGTTCACCAGCGAAGTTAACTGGGCGTCCCTTAAACAAGACTGGAATAGTCTCGATAGTTGACGCTGGTAGTTGAGCAGCTTTACACAAGAACTGTGCACGTTGTCCAGCTACCGCACCCAATGTAACGAAGGATGGGAATGTTAGTTCAGCACGGAATTGGTTAGGGCGAGCGCCCCCACCAATCATTTGTGACTTAAAATCAGCAATATTTGCCATTTAATTCTCCTTATTCTTTCTTATTTATTCTCTAATTACGCACCCAACTCAGTGAAGCTGATGCTAGAACGAGCAGCTACGAAGTTTAGAGTAATAAAGTTGATAGAACGGTTTGGCTTAACGAAGATGTCAGCAACAAAGTTGTTAGAGTCAATTACTTGACCAGTGTTGTTAGACTCATCGCACTTAACAGCGAAATCAGTAATACCACGACGACCTTGAATATCACGTAGGAATGGCTCGATCAAGTTCTTGAACTGAGCACGAGTGAACGGATCGTTGAATTCGAACAATTGATACTTAGCAGCAGTAGCGATAGCTTTTTCCATAACGATGAACAAACGACGCACGTTGATACGATCGAACGCAGATGGCTTAGCCAACAATGTCTTGTCACCGAATAGAACAGTACCTTCGCCTGGGAATGTAACAACTGGGTTAACACCAGCTTTGTAAAGAATATCACGATCTGCTTTAGTTGGGTTGTGAGCCAACTTAACTACGTTCTTAACTTGTCCACGATTTAGACCAGATGGAGAGAACCATGGGTCATTTGTGTAGTCAGTACGAGCACACATACCAGCAGTATCGCCGTTCAATGGGATCCAACGATATTTGTCGTTGTAACGATCGTATTGATACTTGTAGCCAGAGTCAAGAACAGCGTAAGATGTAGATGGCAATGCATTACGGTATTCGACGATTGCGTCTGTAGCATTAGAACCAGTACCGATAATTGGATCACCAGTAGAAGTATCTTGGGCAGAAGCGAATACTACGCAGTCTAAACGAACTTCAGCCACGTTGCTGATAACATAGTTAACAACAGTAGAAGAAGCCTTACCCATTGGGATTAGAGAGATGTCATATTGAGCATCGTCAGCAAACAAAGAGTATGCAGTTTGTAATTGTCCATCAGTAGCTGTTAAATTATCAACACCACCAGACAATGCACGAGTAACGGCAGTATTTAATGGATCGAATGTTTTACCAGCAGCAGTAGTACCCCAGTTAGTTGCTGAGCTAGTGTGATCCATCCAATAGATGTATTCAGAACCAGCATTGATAGCATCTTTGTAGTAGTTATTTGTACCATCAGATTTCTTAGCATCAGATGCTTTAGAAAGGAAAGCGAACTTTTCTAGAACAGTTCCTGGTACACCAGTCCACAATCCATTGTCATCAATAACAACTACATGTAGTTCATCACCAGATCCATTTAACTGATCAGTGTAAGAAGAAGTAGATGGAGCAGAATCAAAGTTTGCTTTATATGTCCAAGCAGCAAATGATGCACTGTCAGCCATAGAAACAGTTAAAGAGTTACCCAAAGCACCTGGGAAACGAGCAGCCCATTCACCGTTAACACCTTCTCCGCTAGAGAAAGATTGCAAGTAAACATCACTGTTATTAATTTTAACACCACCAACAGTTACTGCAGATGTAGCAGTAGCAGTTACACCAGAAACTGGAGCAGCGATAGTGATTGCTGGAGCAGAAGAATAACCAGTACCAGCTTGAGTGATAGTGATACCTGTTACAGTAGAAGAAGAAATTGTTACTGTACCAGCAACAAAACCTGTTCCACCAGAAATTGTAACAGTTGGAGCAGATGTATAACCAGAACCAGCAGTTAGAATAACCACAGCAGTAATAGCACCACCACTAACTGTGACTTCAGCAGTAGCAGCAACACCACCTGCAACTTGAGGCGCAGAGAATGTTACAGTAGAACCAGAAGAATAACCAGATCCACCAGCAGAAACTGTTACACCAGTAACACCACCACCTGACAAACGAGCAGTAGCAGTAGCTTGGATACCGTTAGCGTCATTAGGTGCACCAATAGAAACTGCTGGAACAGAAGTGTATCCAGAACCATTATTGCCCATAGTGATACCAGTAACAGTACCAGTTTGGATAGCAACAGCGTTGCGTTGAGTGCCAGTGTCAGCACGGCTGATCAAAAGGCTATTAGTATAAGACAGGAAGTTCGCTGCAGTAAAAAAGGCTTGGGCATTAGCGTCTTGTGGCTTACCGAATAGACGAACTAATTCGTTCTCGGAAGTAACAGATGTAGGAGCCAAAACTGGACCCCAAGCAAACGCACCAGCAAAAGCTCCACGTGAGCTAGACACGGCTGGAACGATTGATGAAAAATCTTTTTCTACGACTGCAACGCCTGGAGATAATTGGAAAGGCATTGTAATTCTCCTTGTTAATAAGTTTTACTTTAGACAGAAAATCGTGTCTACATTTTATTTAGTTTTTACAAGTTTTCAACTCAGAAATTCAAAGGCTCGGCATCGCCGTTTCCATTATCATAGAATCCGAATGGCGTCAGTTCCTCTTCGATAGCTTGCATCTGTTTCTTATACATAATCTCTCGGAGGTTTACATTATTTAGCTCTTTGAAATAAGGCTGAGTTGTAACCCAACCAAAGAGAACCAACGGCATTACCAAATCATCGTGATAACCTTCGTCTGCTGCATATGAACCTTTAACCTCAATGAAAGTAGAGATCTCGGAGATCGTATCAGCATCGTTGACAATCAGCTTATTTTCTTCGACCATCGCCTTGAAGTTGTGACATCCAATGCGTTTGACCTTCTTATCAGTATTAACACCCAGCTGAGTCTTACCTCCACCGAAGCCACCACCGATATACTGTCCATTAGTATGACGGTTAACCATTAAAATGTTCTCATATTCGAGTTCACTATAAAGGATGTGAGCAACCTGTTCACTAATGTTAGTTTCAATTAAGATATAAGCCTCGTTGTATTCCTTACCAACTTTGTATAACACGTTAGGATACAGCAGAGGACTAATCTCATTATTTCTATACTTACCGACAATACGGTAAGGCACTTCTGTGATATCGATAATTTGGAAGGCAGAGTGGTCTCCACCAACACCCTTAGCGACGTCAGCAATAATACAATATGTATGCCCAGCAGAAGGGCGAGTATAAATGTCTAGACCATCTTTCTGATAGATGATTGGGTCTACAGACATCTTAGCGATAACATCGGCATTAACCAATGTTAAGCTAGAACCCAAGAACTTACATACAACCTCTTGATTGTACTTGAGTTCACCGAGCATAGCTTTCTGTTCAGCAGCCCACTTCTCATCACGACCTGGAATTTCCCAATAAGGAATGAATAGTGGTACGAATCCGTTACGACCATTCTCAGCATCATTCCAGAACTTCCAGAAGTGATTGTAACCGAGTGGTGTAGAAGATAAAAGAATCTTTGTTGTTTGACCCGCAGAAATAGTAGGGTAAACAGACGTGAAGAACTGTTCAGCAACAGTGTTTGGAATAATCGCAGCTTCGTCAACGTACAATAAGTTTACAGACTTACCACGAATACCAGAGGCAGATGTCGCTGCAGTGAATACCTTAGACCCGTTCTCTAATTCGATGTCACCTTTGTTCCAAGTCGTAACACCTTGCTGGAGCCACATTGGAAGAGCCTCGTACATAGTCTGGTAACGATCCAAAACTTCACGAGCAGCAGTGGCTTTGTTAGCCAAGATAGCCACGTTCTTATTTGATTGGAATAGGGTGTACCAAAGAATATAAGCAGCAGACGTAGTCGTCTTACCCTGTTGACGTCCTTCCATAAGAATAACACGACGATTATTATGGATGACATTGATCTTGTTCTTTTGACAATCATATAAGGCGAACTTAATCAAGCCATGGTCAAGAGAAACGATATAGCAATAATTTTCAATAAAGTAGATAGGGTCTTGAGAGCATTTAATATACTCTTGAACCTGTTCAGGTGTAAACTGTACCTGAACCCCAGCTGCCTTTAAGTTTGCATTCGAATTATAATTTTCTGCCATTAAAAGTTGTTTAACCAGTCTTCACTGGAAACTGTTGCTGTAGTTGTATCACCAGTTGCGACATAAGATCTATTCGGGTTATCAAAGTTCTCATTCTGTCCGATGTTAGCGTTAACCTGAGTGATAACATTTCTATCGGAAACTGGACCAAATAAATTCAACTTCATTTCAAAGTTCAATGTATGTGTTACGAAACGACGATCTTGGAATGCTCCATCGTATTCGTCTTCTACTTGAACACTAGTAAGAACAATAGGTACATCGTTCTGAATTCCCATATCTGGAATAGTGTTAATAGTTAGAGTGTATTCTGGGGTGAATGTAGGCAGGATCTGTTCAATAACCTGTAGCCCATCTTCTTGAGTCTTAGTTAAGATATACAAAGAAATGTCTAATGTATATGGAACTGGAGTATAAACAGTCGGTTGGTTCGTACCAGTACCAGACTTAATCTGTTGCATGCGATTAGTCTTGCGAGCAGCATCATAACGATAACCAGTAATCTCGAAAGACATTCTTGGTAGAGTTGTATATGTATTGTTCTCTAGATTAGGGTCTTGCTCTAGACGAACAATCCACTTTTCTTTTGGAGCATATGCAAGTGGCACCTGCACACGTTGTGCAGTTGTTCCGTTAACAGAGTCACCAACCTTACGATCGATATAGACGTCGCTGAACAAACGACCAAAAGCAACTATGCTCTTGCGGATGATTCCGTGGTAGTATACATTTCCGTTAAGCATTATTGAATCTCACCGAATGGGTTGGCTTCATCGAAGTTGATAACTGTTGCAGCTTCTTCTTTGAACTTATTGTTATCACCGAAAGAATTTGGTTTATCTACATTAGCTTGGATCTCAGTAGTAGCTGCTGCGCCTTCTCCATCACCGATGATTTCGATCAGTGGTGGTGTCTGGTATCCTGTGCCTGCGTTATCGATTGTGATGCTAGTAATTTCACCATCTGTAATTACTGGCGTTAGAACAGCGCCTCTTCCAGTGCCACTTGTGACATTTACCGTAGCTGTGGTATATCCAGAACCAGCAGATGTAATATTTACCTTTGTGACTTCACCATTAGGGTTTCTAGTTGTGTTTGTATTGAATGTCTTAAGAGATTCAAACGTGTCAATAGCTGGGATACCAGTATCTATAGCCTCAGAAGCATACTGGAACAATTCAACTTGTAGCTTATAAACGTATAGCTTACCGAGTTGATAGAATGGATCTTGGTGTTGTACGAACTTAATTTCGAACAAACCCTTTGATAGTGGGAAATAGATTAAGTCACCTTCATTCGGACGATTCGGCAACTGAGTTACGCCATAACGACCAATGAATTGTTCCCAACGACGACGAGCAACCACTAGAGTTGCAGACTGTTCGACCATAAGACCGAACTTCTGAATGAATGCACCCTGCCCACCGAATGAATCAACATTCTCGAAATACATTTCGATAGGGAATGCAGACTTAAATTCGCTTAGACGATCTTCTCCGAGGATGTTATCCTTTGACACTAATGTTCTTGGAATGTACATGACCTCATTGCCGTACATACGCAACGATTCAATGATTAGGTCTTCTACAAGGTACTGCTCATTACGAGTACCATGTGTGAAGTAAACATTAGTTGTTGTCATCTTAACCCATCATAAAGTTGAGTGGAGCAGACTTGTTTTGCAAATCGTCTTCTAACTGAGCGATCTCAGTAATGGCTTCTAGGTATAATTTGTCGCCATCTAATGTAACACCACCTGGAAGTTGAATGCCAGAGAATTTCTTAATGTTAATAGCCCACTGTTTCTTAAACTGTGCGGTGACATATCGTTTCAGCCATTGGTCATTCCAAATCTTAGACCATTGCGTTGGATCCATTGCACGATAGCACTTGATGATAACATAATCACCGAATGCTACATCAGATTGCCAATTGATATCAAGATACATACGATCTTGTAAGCGATTGAAACGGAAGTTATTCTTACCGTTTAATGTCCAGTCTAGCAAGTCTAAGTGTTGCATAACTGTTGTGTAGTAAATGATAGATGTAGATGTTAAATCATACAAATCATTCAAACGTAATTGGTACTGTAAGTCGAAAATGTTCTTAGAAGAAGACGCTTGTCCAATAGAAAGAACATCAGTGATACCGTAGACATAATCTGGGATATTGATGTATCTGTTATCATATTCACGTGGTGTGATAGACACAGTAGTCGCTGTAACAGCAGTCCCTTGAATAGCTTCACCAGCTTGGAATGTGCCAACGATATTTTTAACCAACAAAAGAGTGCCAGTAGAAGTGCGTTGTGACTCACGAGTGACTGTGGCAGTGGCACCAGAAGTCGCTCCAGTGATTCGTTCTTCTAGAGCGAATTGACCAGCAACCGCAGTAGTCAGAACGATCTCAGAAGCACGGATCTGTTGTTTTAGATAGACTTCTTCTATACCATCGTAGTGGTATAGACGCCAGTAGTCTAGGCATTCGTCAATACGATCTTCTAGTTGATCGTCATCCACGTTAATTTCCAACACTGGAGCACCAAGTGCTCTTAGGCAGTATTGTTTTAGACTTTCTCTAGATGTTGGAATAGCCATTTATTATACCTTGAATAGAGTTGCCTGCCCTTTGATCGCAGAAGTTCCAGAAGAACAAGTCGCATAGATCGTCAAAGTGCCAGCGGAAATAGAACCAGAGAAAGTAGTATTTGTATCTGCTGTTTGCATTTCAGTGGCTACTGTGTAGTTTTCGTTGAATGAAACGTCAGTACCATCATGCATAAACAACATTTCCATAATTCTGTATGTGCTACCATTAGTCACAGAAAGGATAATTTTACCAGAGCGATATGTAGCAGAAGCGATGGATAAAATTGCAGTAGGGGATGTACCAGAAGTAGAACTAGTTATACCTTTTGTAGTTGAAATATGATCGTCGTGTTGCCAACCAGTTGCTGCACCCCACGTGATCGTTTTATCAGTAGCTCCCTTTAGAGTAATACCACCACCCTCAGCAGTAGTATCAGTCGGTGAAGCTACATCACCAATAATTACGTTCTTGTCCTCAACAACTAAGTTTACAGTATTGATGTTTGTGGTTGTACCATTAACAGTTAAGTTACCATTGACAGTAAGATCTACTGTTGTGATCGCTGATAATCCAGCAAGAGTAGTAGAAGAACTACCCAAAGAAATAACTGTAGTACCAATTGTAACGTCGGCTGTCGCCCAAGTAGGAGCATAACCAGCACCAGCAGAACGCAAGAACGTGCCAGACGCACCAGCTGTAATGAAAGTAGATAAACCAGTATCAGCCTGAATAATCAACTGACCAGCAGAACCACCAGCAATGTTAGTAGCAGTAGTAGCTAAAGTAGAAGTACCAGCAGAAATACTAGAAGCAGCAACCCAAGTAGGTGCGCCAGTACCACCAGAAACTAAAATCTGACCAGATGTTCCTGGTGAGTTTAGTGCTAAACCATTAGAAGTAGAATATGGGACAGCGCCAGCTGCTGCTGTTAAAGAAGAACCAGTACCACCGTATCCAAGACCAACAGCGTTACCCTGCCATGAAGAACCAGTACTAAATGTTTTGTTTAGAGCGGTCTGACTAGAGATGTTGTTAAGCATGGTAGCACCACCACCAGCGGTAGTGCCATCGTGTAGACGAATCGTTTTAAGATCGGTGTCAACGGAAATCTCACCAGCTGCGCCAGTGAACGCATTGTTCTGCGTTGTTGTACCTCGTCTAAATTGTACTTGTGTTGACATAGTTTTCCTCTAATTCGATATATTTAGGCTTGTGCTTCAGACCAGAATAAGTTGACTGAAACAGTTGCTGAATTTGTAGTAGAAAGATTTTTAACAACAACTGCCAAAACGTCTGGACCATCTGGATAGTTAGAGTAACCACCAATAGCAGAGTTTGTCAATTCTTTCAATTGTGATAAGTCAATCTCAGCGAAACCATTTGGCTGACCAAGAGTTGAGAAGTTTTGTTCACCTGGAGTTGCTGCAGTAGTAGTACTTGTAGAAATCTGAGCAAAAGAAGGTTGAGAACCTAGACCAGAAGTGTTAACAGCAGTCCAAGTTAGTGATGATGCGTCAATGTTACCTGGATTCAAGATACCATAAACCTGTACAGACTGGTCTGATTGTACTTGAAGTTTTTGTAGTAACAACTGAGAACGATTAATCAAGTCACGATCACCGAACGCACCAGCGATTGAGTTTGACACGGATGGAGCTAAACGCAAGAAGAACTGTGTCTCACTAGAGTTAGCTGCAATCTGGTTGGCGATACCAGCGTAGTTAAAGTAGTAACCACGATCTGAGTCGAAGTTACCGTCGATAATGTAAGATGAACCCCAGTGGTTAACGATTGGAGAACATGTACAACTAATCAATGTTACCGCTGTATAACCGTTACCGACTGAGTGTACGCTTGCAGAAGCCCCAGTGAAGTTCTTATTAGACCCACCGACGAACATAGTAAATGTTGCTCCACGAGTGCATCCAGTTAAAGTGTTACCAGACTTACCTGTATATGAGATACATTCTGTACCGATTAAAACAACACCACCAGTAGCTGGGAAACGAGAAGCATCTACTAATGGAATAGTAGTTTGTGTATTATCAACATCATCTGCTAAGCGATCTCGAGCAGATTCATTGATAGCTTGATAACGAACAGCAGAGTTACCTGTGCGCATATACGCTTCATCGTTCACGTTATTTTGCTTCATGCGGTGAACAAGAATCATATTACCGTCACCACCACGACACATAAAGTCGATGAAACCAGCACCGTACCAAGAGAAAGAGATACCAAGCATCTGCATCTTGTTTAGGTTAATATTGTAACCAGAGATACCAGTACCGTCAATCTTATCGATGTTGAACTGTGATTGTGGAATGCGTTGGTCGATAACTTGGGCAATCTTAATACCAGAGGCATTATTTACACCACGATATTCTGGGTTGATAGACATAGTGTTGTCGTCAGTGATAGAACCCACACGATAAGTCATACCACGGATCACGATAGTATCACCAACCTTTAATTGTTGAGTGAAACGGCAAGATGAACCAGTTAGCAGCTGAGAACCTGCAGTCACAGAAACGAAACCAGACAACTGGTAAGTTGCAGAACGCTTAACAACTGCTAATTCTTGACCATCAAATTCCCAGAATAATCCGTTTTGATCATCGAATGGACCGCAACGTGTACAAGCACCAATCCAGTTCTTTACTGTTACACGTGGTAGGTTTGTAATAACAGCAGCTGTTCCACCAAGTTCATTAACAGCAGCCACAGTGAAAGTAGATTCATTAACTACACCAGTGACGCCATATGTGCCATTGTATCCAGATGTAACAACTCCAGAAATCTGAACAGTAGCGCCGATTTGCAGACCATGGTCAATCTCAGTGGAAACTGTGATAACAGAACCGACTGTAGTTGCGCTGGCAGAGATCTGGTCTAAGTTTAGAACTGGGTTGAACAGAACACCAGAAGTCCAAAGAATACCTTTACCTGACTGGTAACGCATGTATTTCTTAGTCTGACGAGAGACAGAGGCTCCGTGAGATGGCAAGAAAGTACCAATGTTAACACCACCATCAAATGGTCTGTGTTGAACATAAGCATCTGAACGAGTATATGTTTTAGCTACGATAGCAGAGTTCTGCACAGCACCGCCAACTCGTGCAGTGAATGTAAATGTAGTTGAAGTTGGAACAGTTTCAATAAAGAAGTTACCATTCATCAATGTATGGTTTGTTCCAGTAGAAGTAACTGTGTTAACAATAGGAGCACCTGGAACTAAGCCGTGAGGTGCAGAACAAGTTACTGTAATCTTAGATGGAGAGTTGGCATCAGAAACATATCCAGTAATTGGAAGATCTGCACCAGCATAGAAACCACCACGACGAGCATAAGTTGATTGATTGTAAATAGATGTTCCATTCACACCAACAATACCTTTAGCGAAGAAGGTGAATGATGTACTATCTGGAATAGTTGCAACGACGAACGCACCTTCTGCACGAGCAGCATTCGAAACGCCAGCACAACCGAAGATAATAACTGGCTGGGCTACTGTAAGACCATGTGGTTGAGAACAAGTAACAGTCATAACAGATGGGTTACCACCATCTGAAGTGATGCCAGTCATGAATAAGTCAAGACCTGGTTTTTCGTAAATACCTGGAATTCCACGGATGTCAGAATAGTTCTGCCACTTAGTGGGTTGTAATCCATATTCAAAGTCAGCGTCAATCAATGACTGTGGTTGAGCGACACGCATGCGCTCAATAGCGTCAACACCAAAGGCATATGGACGAACAATGTTACCGATTTGTTTTGGGGCATCAGTGTAGATCGCCAACTTATCTGTAGACAACATTGAAGAAGTATCAGCTGCAATAGTTACAGTTGAAACTCCAGGCTGTTCTGAGTAGAATGTAGTAGTGTCACTCGGATCGTATACGATAGAACCATTCTTTGTAGGGTCACCGATCGCATAGATGTTTGTTTGCTGAGTCTTGTTCGCAATAATCAGGAGTTGAGTCAGATCAACTTTTCCTGGAAATTTAACGATACCAGCCCCAGCTTGGTTTGGTTCAAATATGTATTTTTCAACTAACTGACGTGCCATTGTATATCCTTAGAATCCGAAAATAATAGAGTAACCAAGATAGTCTGATTTGACTGATTGGTCAATGTTGTTTAACGAGATAATACCCGTAAAGCTCAATACACCTAAGTCATAGATGTTGTTGGTCTGTTCTGTGACAAGACCTTCGTCTTCCATAACAGTAATAACTGGATCAGACACCTGCCCCATATCATACTGTGAAGAAGCGAAAACTGCTGATGCAACAACGGCATTAGAGTCAGCGTTGACCCACTGCGTGCCGTTGAAGGTTAGAACCTGTTGCGTTTGTGGAGAAGATAAGTTAATATCTTCTAGGTTCACTAATTTATTATCTTCCCACTGAACACCAGTACCAGTAGAGATTAGGTGTTGTCCTGCAGTACCAGCAGATGAATTTGCTGTAACTGTTCCTGTCAGCGATAAGTTATATGCTGTTGCAGAATTTAGAGTAGGGGATGTGAGAGTTTTGTTCGACAGAGTCTCGGTTGCAGTAGAAGAACCGAGATGTTGAATTGTGTTGGAAGAATCTTTGAAATACAGTTTACCATCAGCATAGTTTAATGCCAATTCACCGTATACTAAGTCACTTGTAGTTGGGACTTTTGCGCCAACTGATGACTTTTTGAGTATGATTTGATTACTCATTCATCTTCCTAAAAAGGTTAAAGCTGGGGTAAAAACCCCAGCGAACTAAGTTTATTTAGTCTTAGTATGTACCGCCATCTATGTTAAATCCATCGATGTTAGAGTCTGCAGCGCCAGAACCGATAAGGTCAGTTCCAACATATACTTTCTTAGCTACAGACAAACCACCAGATAGAACAACAGCTGCAGTTCCAAGAGGACCAGCGTCAGTTGTATTGGTGAATGTTACTAATCCAGAAGCAGATAGAGTTGTAGCAGCAACAGAACCAGCGAATGAAGAAGATGTGATTGTCTTGTTGCTTAAAGATTCAGCGCCAGCAAGAGTAGCCAGTGTACCAGTAGTTGGCAATGTAACGCTTGTAGCGCCTGTCATTGTCAGTGTAGTAGCGTAGTTACCAGCTGTTGTTAGATTACCACCAAGAGTGATAGTCTTAGATCCGTTATTAACTCCAGTACCACCGTATGTAGGGCTAATAATATCAGAGTTCCAAGTACCAGTTACAACAGTACCCAAAACAGTGATAGAAGATTGACCAGCATAAGTACTAGCGATATCAACACCATCGCTAGTGATAGTGATACGGTTTGATGTGCCACCAACATTTAGAACACCATCAGTAATAGTCAAACCATTACCAGCAACAGTAGACTTCAGCTGTAAGTTATCAGCAGAAATCTCAATACCACCAAGAGGTGCTACGTTAACTTCTAGAGTGTAACCATTCTTAGAAAGACCATTACCTGCAATTAGAGTACCAGAAGCAGAGAATAATGTGAATACAAGAGCAGTAGTTCCTACTGTCACTGTACCATCTGTAGTTAATACGAAACCACAATCGCTATTAACATCACCTTGTTCAACGAAAGTGAATACTCCAGATGTCACCTCAGAAGGTGCATCGAAATCTGCAGCACGAGTCCATGAACCAGAAGCAACAACGTAAATACCGTTCTGTGAGGCAGCGTTTTGGTCTTTAACAAGAACACGATCACCAACAGAAACTGCGACGTTATCGATAGTTTGTGTGTTGCTTAGTGTGATGTTAGTAGTAGTGGCAACTTTAACAGATTGTTTAACATCCAAACCAGAACGAGCAGCATCAACATAGTATTTTGTAGCTGCATCAGAGTCAGCGACAGGTTCTGCGACGTTAGTGATTCTAGAAGAAGAAGCATTGATATTACCATCACCATTAGGGCTGATAACGATGTCACCATCTGTATCGGTAGAACTAATAGTGTTACCATTGATATTAATATTATCAACAGTAAGTTCTGTGATGCCAGCTAGAGATGTAGAAGTTCCACCAAGAGCAACAGTAGTAGTACCTAATGTTACGCTAGAGTTAACTAATTGGCTGTTTGTAACACCACCAGATTTGATTGTAACATCACCGCCAGTAACAGTGAAGCTAGCAGTATTGAAAGTTGCAACACCACGATTAGTGTCAGTAGCAATTTCAGCTGCGATAGTGATAGTGTTATTGCTAACTGATGTATCGATACCCTCACCACCAATAACAGATAATGTATCAGTTAGAAGGGCAATAGAATCGGTACCAGTATCTGCAGCTAGCCCTAGACTTGTAGCTAGAGAAGCTGTTCCAGCAGCAGTCAAACGACCTTTGCTATCTACTGTGAATGTTGGGATACTAGTAGAAGAACCATAAGAACCAGCAATAACGCCAGTAGTCTTAAGAGCTAATGATGTAGTGCCAGCACCGTCATCGTAAGTAGCATCAATTTCTGTGCTATCTGCAATAGCACCACCAGAAACGTCTTGGATGTACTCAGCAAGAGTTGTGCTTGTATCACCGATATAAGTGTTTGTAAGGACTAACTTACCAGTACCATTTGGGGTGATGTTCAAATCACCATTAGTATTTGTAGTGCTTAGTGTGCTACCGTTTAATTGTAGGTTATCAACTAATAGGTTATCGATCTTGCTATCAGAATCCGTGATGATAGCAGAGTTTGCTGTTAATGTACCTTTGTTGTGGTCCAACATATCGGTGAAAAACTTACCACCGATAACAACGTGATTGACTGCGTTGCCGCTAGTCTCTGTGCCCATACCAATGTATAAACGATCACCGCCGTTCGAACCATTGTCTGTTAAGGCTGAATACGCTAACTCACCAGCACCCAGTGTACTTGGGTTACCAGATGTGCTAGAACGCTTAATTCTAATAATAGATGCCATCTTTTATTTCTCCATTAAAATTCTCCACCTTCCATGTTCTGTGCATCTAAGGTGGTTGTGGATGTCCACTTGTTTGTTATTGTTTTGTATACCAAAATAGACCCATTAGCCTTAACTGTGGTATCAACGTCTGCAATATTAGACATTGATTCAACTACAGAAGGGTTAGCCACATTTGATGAAGAAAGTGTAAGAACACCCTCAGAGACTGCTACCTGAAGTGCTTCATCGGGTTGTACAATAGCGATTGTATCTGCCATATTAAATCTGCGTTATTTGTGGGTTAACTGTTACGATACCCTCGACAACTCTAGTTTTTGTACCAGATTGCGATGTGATTTCTACGTCGTATAGCCAGCGTCCAGCAGGAATTGCTGAAGACTGGTCGGAATCGAGTTGGAGACGAACTTTACCACCAGCTGCGTCGTAGACGGATGCGGTAAAGTTGTAGGCTACAGAAGAGCTATACGATTTTCTCATCTGAGATTTAACCGTATAACCTGTTAGATTTAGTGCTTGTCCGTTTGTAGCCGCAACGGTGATGATATTGCTATAATTTGCCCCTGCATCTACGAAAAGATTACTAATTGTCGCCATCGTTCAATCCTAAAATGATTCTTATCATCTTATTTATAAACGAGGAGATTTGTAATTACAAGTAGATGTTCTGGTAATTATCCAGCAGGAAGATCCACTCTGGGTTATGTACACAGAAAGTGGAGATCTTTTTAGGTTTATTTTCAGCGTAGTGATTTAGCCCGAAAGACTCTGAAAGAACCTGTCTCATCTGCCATCTATGTGTATTAGAATTCCCTCTAATCTTAGTGAATGGCTCCTTGGTGTTAACTGCCCAAGTTTGAAAATCTACATGATCGAAGAACCCATGGATTCTGCTCATTATTTCTGGTGGTTGCATTATCTTGTGTTCGTAGATTGCAGTGTACCAGTCTAGGTTAAAGATACAATACCATCTAAGATCAGCAATGGTTTCAATTTTCTTAGAGCTAGTGCTAATGATTGGGTGTAAAAATTCTAATAAATCTTCTCTAACATTACCCTGATATGGTTCGTATATTGTTTCTGGAGTTCCAAGAGTGTGGTGAAACATCGCAGTACCACCAGTTGCGAACATATCATCAGTTGGACCGAATAGCTGATTACCACACATACCACTAACAAAGATCCCTTCTCCGACAAAACTGTTGTCGTTTCTAGAAGAGACTCTTATATTGTGTCTAAATGTATTTTTAATCTTAGTGTCGAATACATCACCAGATTCTATAACAGAGTTGTATGTACCAAGGACTCTTATCTGATCTTTATCATTGGCTAACTCATGTAACATGAATAAAATATAAGTGCTATCAATACCACCAGACCACAAAACATTAATCGGCTGATCTAAAGATAGTAGTTGTTTGGCTCTCTCTACAGATATATCATAAAAAGATCTATTGTAATCAGCGTCATACAGTGGTATTGGATGTTCGCCGTGTTTCATATCTAGAAAGTGGGGTAGATTCCCAGTCCTATCATAAACAGCATTGTATTTGTTTAGACCAAATTTTTCATATTGTTCGAAAGTTTCTCTTCTGCCGACTATAAATGGAGTGTTCTCTAACACTTGTCTATCGTTGTTCAGTATTTTAGAAACTGCATGCGGGTTATAATATAAAATTGACATAATATCCTTATAAATGAAAAGGGAGCCGAAGCTCCCTTGTATTTATCACTTCAAATTAGTGTAGTTGAATTTTCTGAACTAGACCTGGAGTGAAGTAGTCGGCAAACTTATCGTATACCTTAGAAGTAGCATCAACAAATTTAGCTTTTTCTTCAGCAGACATAGTTACCAATTCAACACCCTTTGATTGGAACTCAGCGATGATCCCTGGAACATCAGCAACAGACTCACGACGTTCTTGACGTGCTGCAACGAATGCTGCATCAGATAGAATTTGTTGAGTTTCTTCATCAAACTGAGACATCCATTCTTTGTTAACGATAATGCTTGTCAACAATAGGTTGTGGTTAGTTTCATTGATGTAACCAAACGCTTCAGTCTGATTCAATGGGAACACACGAACGTATGTAGATTCACCACCATCAACTAGACCAGCTTTACCAGCTTCAGTCAAGTGTTCGATATCAATAGATTGATTTGGAGTTGCACCTAATGTAGAGAAAATCTCCATACATACTGGGCTCTTGCTAGTACGGATATCCAAACCTTGGAAGTCTTCAACTTTAGTAATAGCCTTCTTAGCTGGAACGATCTTGTAACCACCAGAGTATGTAAATGCTAGACCCTGTACGTTGCTCTTAGCAGCAACACCAGCCAATAGTTCTTTACCAATTTCACCTTCTAGAACACGATCAACGTGGTCGTGGTCAGAGAACAAGAATGGTAGGTCTAATGCGTGCAAGTCTTTATTGTAATCGCCCAACCAGTTAGAGTAGATGTGGCTCATCTCAATAACGCCAGTATCGATCAAGTTCAATAGATCGTGCTTGGTGATAGCTTTACCGCCATTATACTTTGTAGAGTAATCAGAAAGAGAAAGAACCTCGATGTCAAACGCACCATCAGTTTTCTCATTCACTTCTTTAGCGAATCGTTCTGCGACTTTCAAAAACAAACCGATTGGCTCGTGGGCGATAACCCATTTTACATGTTTAGTCATTTCTTAATTTCCTTTAATACGTTGGTGTCGAAAATCCAACTTTCCTCTTGTTTATTTAGGTCTATCACTCTTCTGATGATAGGTATTTTACTATTTATAAGAATCTGTATGGTCTCTTTATCTGGGACTTCTTCTTTATTTAGGACAGTAGATAAGGGTATTACTATGTCTCTGTATCCATATTCTTGGACATTAGAATCATAGTAAAAATAGTCTTTAATAGAAAAAGTATCCCCACTCTCAGATCTAGGGTATTGGTTGATCTCTATCAACCAGTCTTTAATAAATGAACTCATACGGAAACGATCGGTATAATCTTTTTACTAGACTTTTCTGGCTTACCATTAATAGCCCAGAAAATATCCTTTCGATCTTCCCTTAGAGGTCCATCGATATAAATCGGGATATGCCCTGTTAGCATCTCGATGGCTGCAGAGAACATAACGATGTTATCGCTATATGAATTGTCGCAAGTGGCTTCCCATAGTGGACCAGTTAGGAAAAAGCATGCTCCCTTGCAAATATGTAATACTGGACAGTTCGGGCATTCTTTACGATCACTCCAGTGAGTTCCAGTTGCAACTTCCACATTTTCTAAATCTGACACATGCCCGATATGGTGAGAGATGCCAGAAGGGTTAGTGGATACTGTAGAAACATTCTGGCAAGTTAGAACATTACCCATTAAATCAATAGCCATGTTTTCTTGTAAATCCATCCCACATTTCTGGGAGATAGTCTCAGATCTCTTGCCATTTTCTAACGCATTGATAAAGTTAGCGACTTTATCGTGAATGGTTATGAATCTACTAACTTTAGAACTACGCAACTCAGTGAACGTATCAGCTCTAAATTTTATGTGAGCATCATCTTCCATTAAAGAATTACCTAGACCACCCTCATCATATGCATCGATAAAAGTGCCCTCACCGATATACAAATATTGTAGATATTGAGAACCGATATTCTTTTCAACAAAATCCACGAAGAACTGTTCAATAGCACCTCTACTGGTATTTTTATTATTCACCATAGAGTTGAATGACATCTTACCACGAGTTGCTAGCTTCCTATAAGCATAGATTATACCTTCTTTGGAAACTTCATCTTGTAGTGGATCTGGTCCACGAACATATTGTCCTGGTCCATCATGTGAAACTGATACGCTGAAATTTAATAAATCAAACCAATCAACCTTTTCTTTATCAAGTAGGCTTCCGTTTGTAATCACAGATAGTTCAGCGTGTGGATACTTAGTGTGAATTTTTTCTGCTAGTGGTTTTAGAGTTTTCCAATACACTAGAGGCTCTCCACCCCAGAACTCAAAAGATCTATTAGATCCCAACCCATCATCACCTCCATCAAACCACTGTGACATGTTATTTACAAATGGATCTATGTCATCTGGATTAGTAGAATCAGCGTGTGGTACGAATCTTTGGTTACAGTAATCACACTCAAAATTACAAGATAACCCTAGCTGAATTTTAACAACCTTTGGTTTTTTACCACGTTGGATTTTTGATTGTGGTTTTTCCGATGTATCTACTTTAGTGTTTACTATTGGAGTTCCATCTTCCCACACCAATGTACTATTAGAAGAATTGTATAAAACTTTTTTACGATCTTGTGTTATTGGATGTAAAACAGTTAGTGTGAAGTTTGCCATTATATACCTTTCAAAATGAAGTCTGGGGTCTTAGACCCCAGAACATACTTATCCATATTAAAATTAAGATACTGTGATGTTAAAATCTGTGATACCAGTATATTTTCTATGACCAGCTTTAACTCTAACCATATCTCCAACAGAAAGACCAGTAGTTAAAATAACGAAAGAACCAACACCATTAGTCAAAGGAACACGAGTTTTATTCAAAACTCCATATACCTGTTCTAGATAAACTTCTTTAACAGAAGGGTCACTAGTAACATCTACTGTTATACTAGAATCTACGCCGACACTATTTTGAGATGATGTTAGTGAAATGCTAGGTAGTAAATCGCTCGCAAATGCAACAGTTTCTGATGTGATAGAAGAAGCTGATGGACCTTCAAAAATAAATTCTTCTGGGTCATTTAACTTTAGAACCATAGTAAAGTCATTAAAATCACCAGAACTATCACCGACATACAATACATATGGTGTTCTGTTGAATCCAGAATTATTCCCGTTTCCTACATTTTTAGTAACAAGGGTTCTGCCCAAAATGTCGACTAAATCAGAATTCTTTAATTCGTAGAAAGATTGTTCACCATCTATTTCTGGTATTGGAGTTTTTTCTAAAGAAGTCCAAAGAGTTTGATCTACAAAACCTGGAATTGACTTTAGTGTACTCAACGCCAGCTTTTGCCACAAATGCACAATCATTGGCACATTTTCAGTCGCAGGTGTATATAGCTTAATCTCCAGATTTTCTGATTGAATATCGATATACAGATGAGGTTGGATGTAAGGTTCCTCGTGGTGAATCCCATAACCCCAATATGGGTTATTAATAATAGTTTTTACTATTTTCATTATAGTTCCCTAATTAGCAATTGCAAACGCAATTGCAGTTATGTTGACGCATTACCATGTTCGTGCCTTGACGGATGTTATCATACCAAGATGTATCTTGTCCGTAAACACCACGTGATGCATTACCGTAACAGTTACCAGTAACACGACCACCACCACCATCAACGAAGAAACCGTAGTTACCTAAGTTGTTAGCGAACTGCGATAAGTGTCCTGGCCAACCACCACCAGCAGAAGATGCATAACCTGCAGAACCAGCGAAACCAGCATATGTTACGTTGGTAACAGAAACAGCACCAGTACTACCCTGAACAGATGTGACTGGAACAGAAACTGTAACAGCACCAGTGTTACCTTGAACAGATGTTACGTTAGCAGAAATAGTTGGGTTGCCCGCAGTACCATCAGCGTTAGAGATAGAAATACCACCACCAGCTGCTAGGGATCTAGTTGTCTTAGTGCCAGCGCCAGTACGGATGATAATACCAGTAGTAGAAAGACCAGCAGTACCAGTCAATTCAGCAGAGTACGCTTGAACGTCTGTACCGATACGAACACCTAATGTACCACGAGCAGTAGCAGCATCAGCGTCGTCGATCAATGTACGACCGTATGAAGATAGAGTAGTAGTAGAAGCAGTACCAGAACCAGTAAAGTATGGAAGAGCATCTGCAGCAGATGTTACACCAGCCAACGCAGCAAGTTCAGCGTCATAGGCTTGTACATCAGTACCGATCGCTAGACCAAGAGCAGTACGTGCCCCAGCTGCAGTAGAAGAACCAGTACCACCATCAGCGATAGCCAAATCAGTAATACCAGTAATAGTACCAGAAGTAATGCCTGCTACACCATTAAATGTACCAGAGAAAGCTGTAGCGGTAATAGTACCAGCAGAGAAGTTACCAGAAGCGTCACGAGCAACAATTGTGCTTACCGTATTCGCTGTGGCAGAATTCATACCGTCTAGTAAGTCGGCATCTAATCCAGAGCCAGATCCGTCGACAGTAACCAACTTAGCTAGAACGTCTGCAGCAGTGTAGCTAGCAGCGGTTTGGGCTAATTGGAGTTGTGTATTTAAGTTATTAAAGTTTGCATCGACTTCAGCGTTGGTTAGGGGACTACCCTTACCAGCACGAGTCGTGATTGTTGCAGCGCTAACTGATGCCATTGTTGATTTCCTTTAGTTCAATCTTTGTTCAAGAGTTGAAGAATTAACGATTTTATGTCTTGCAATTCGTTCTTTATATTATTTATCTCAATCGTATGTTGAGAAATAGCGTTTTCACGCTCTTCAGCTTCCCTTACACGAGCCATATATTCATCATACTCAGTTCTGTTTGTATTTATAATGGCTCCGCTAGAGGTATCTCTAACTAAGCCATTATGTCCTAAAACCTTCAAAAAATCAGTCATTACGGGCAAGCAATAATTCTCAAGTCTTTGACAATTGGAACAGCGCAACTGTTTGAAGAGAGCATAACGATTTTAACGACTAATCCATCGAACGGAGTCAATCCACTCAGAGTGAAGTCGATGTCTGAGAATGCAGTATTACCATTTTCTACCTTAACAATGGCAGAATCTGGATTCATCTTTGTATATTTAGTCGTCGCCAGTTGCTTAGTGTCGCCAACGCAAGTCTTGTAATATACCTCTACGCTAGACTCAGAAGGGATGTTAGCAGCAATACGAACACGGAGATAAGTTGAAGAGTTCGCAAACTTAGTAGGAACAGTTACATATGAAGCTAGAGCAGAGTTACCTTCTGGGGTGATAGCATCAAAGAACATCTCACGAAGAGAAACTGTTACTGTAGAAAGAGCAGTTTCAGCTGTTCCAGCGTATCCAGAATCTAAAGTGATAGTAGCAGTTGTGCCATCATCAGTGAATCCAGTAACTAGGAATGTACCTAAGTTTCCTGCAGTAGTTGCAGTTCCAGAGATAGTCACATAACGCCCGATACCGATTGCAGCCATAGCACCACGGATAGTAGCATTTGTAGAACTAAATCCAGTTGTAGTGAATGACCAAGCAGTAGAACCAGTAATAATAGACTTAACGTCTAGAGCAGCCACGTTAGTGTTTGATTCTGTAGGTTGGTTGATCTTATTAGAGATAGCAACCAAGCTAGTGCGAGCAGTATCGATAACTGGAGATACAGAGTCGTTAGTAGTAGAAATCTGTGCAGCAAATGTAACAGACTTATTACCACCCATTAATACATTCTCGTTGATCTCAGAAGCGATAACACGTGGTGTTCCAAATGTATTGTTCTGTTTGATCAAGCAAGGTGTATAACTTGTATCTTGAACATATGGAGTTTGAGAGCCATCAATAGACTTACCAGAAGATGTCAAGATAGAGAAGCTAGACTTAGTGTCAGAGAAAGTCTGCATCTGAATAGATGGGTTGATCAAATCGTATGTAATGTTACGAGTTGCATATACTGCAGAACCACCACCATAACCACTAGAAGTAGCAGCAGTGCCAGTTGTAATAGTGTAGCAGTTAGCGTCGCAGTTTGCGATTACATGGTCACCATTCAACTCAGCAGCTGGAATTCCCTTAACAGCAGAACCAACACCCTTGATAGTTACACGAGAGCCAGAGTACATACCATGGTCGTTGTGCCATACACGAACTGTTGTAGAACCAGATACAACTTGGAATGGATCATTCTCAATATTGTCGAATGGTACTACGTCATTAACGAAGCTGATGTTACCAACAACGCTAGTATCAAACTTAGCACGGTAGATTGTAAACTTAATGTCTTGGTTTTGGTCAGCAGTCCAAGTAGATGCGTTCTGAGACTTGAACAATACACCAGCATAAGGTTGCTTGGAGATAGTTCTTCCAGAAGTTCCAGGAATTTGATCGCCTACGTTAGAAATCCAGCACTTATAGTTGTTAGAATCAGACTGAAGAACAAAGCAGTATTCAGTATTGTCTTGGACATATACTGGAGTAGTGAATGTAAACTTAGTTGGAGTGTCGTAAGTTGGATACTCAGTACCATCCAATGAAACTACAGTAGAAGACAAGTTCACTTGTTCTGGTTTTAGAGAAACACGGCTGAACGCAAGCACGTTCTTTCCAGGTGTTCCATTAACCATCTCACGAATTTCCAATGTTACAGGAATACGATCGTCTTTTGTAGCAAAGAAGATATCCACGCTAGTCAAGAATGCCCCACCCTTTTGTTCAACCAAGAAAGATTGAGCAAGTGGATCGTACCAACCAGTATCAGAAACGATACGGCTTCCTGCGCCTTGGTAGATTGTCTGACGACCAGCAGGATCGTCGTTTGGACCAACAACTTCTTTAACCAATTCAGCGTTACGAACAGCGTTCACTGTAGATTGTTTAGTTTCTAGAACACCTTCTGCACGGTAAATACCACGACCACGAGATGTCCACTGTCCTGTAGAAGTAGATGCATCGATAAGTTTCAACTCACGAGCGCCAGTGCGAAAGTGGATAGCTTCTGTGTTTGGAATTGTGAATAAGAAGTTCAAATCACCATTCTTGTTTGTGATTAGAGTAGTAGGTGTTGTAATAGAAACAACAGTACCAGAAGCGCCAGAAACAGAACCAGAGAATGTTTGTCCGTTAGAGAAAGTGCCAATTACGTTGGCTAATTCAAGTGTCAACGCACCAGTATCTGGATCAGTATACTTGCCGATAACAACACCAGAAGCAGTGTTTAGCGAGTTAGAGATAACATCACCACGGTTCAAACAAACTTGAGAATCGCCATTAATACGACGCTTAGTTTCAGAAGCAGAACCACCTACGTTAGTGCTAATATCAAATGTTCCAGAACCAGCAGTATATACCAACTTAACAGAAGGTACAACATAATCGTTCACGTCCACGTCATCGAAGTAAGCATAGAAACGAGTAGACGGTTTCAGACCTTTAGTCTGCACCAGAATGTTTCTAGAGCGCATATAAGGAATAACAGCAGTAGAAACTGTGCGGTCTGCAACAGTCTCATAGTCAGTCTTAACTGCTAGAGTTGTTTTAACACCAGAGCGAGATTGTCCAACTGCTTGAGCAAAGTTTTCTACTTTAACTGTTCGGATAGCCCATCCAGGTGCTTCTGGTCCAAGACCAAATTGTGCGTCTAATGCAGCACCACCATCACCAGAGCGGCGATCTGCAGAGAATGACTGTGTGCCAGTAGAATAAGGTGTACCCATCCATTCAGTTTCCCACGCACCCCATACAGTACCGAAACCAGCATCACCGATAACGCCCGCACGAGTTGCTAGGTCTTTAATTGTATTGTAGTTACCTTCTACCTGCTGAACGATATCTGGCATACGAGCAGTCTCAAACCAATCATCAGAAGGTGGGTTAATTTCCACATTACCTAAGAATGTGTAGATAGCGAACGGGTTGATATTTTCCAAACGAGAAGCATAATCTTGTTTGATCAATACTGGAGTATCGATAATTGGAAGAGTGATAATATCACCGTTCAACTGATAGTTAGAAGCAGCACGCTGTCCAGCGTTAGAGTTCTTCTCAATCAAGTTTGCATTATAAGATGTGTAGTATGGACGAAGTTGATTCTTTTCCATATCGATAGCACAGTAGTAGTCTTTAGACTTGCTATTACCGATATTGTTACCACTGAAGTTATCAACAACGAAACCGTTCTTCATACGATCTAGACCACCAGAAGTAGTGATCTTCATAGATTGTGTTTCTTGTTCTAGAAGAGAAAGAGAAGTGTAGTATTCTAAGTTGTTAATACGAGTTTCTAGCTTACCAATGTCACGCATTGTGTAACGCTTGTTCTCAATCTTTGTAGTGCGGATAGACTCAGTAGAGAATGTGTATGGTTCCATTTCTAGAGTGTATAGAACCATACCTAGCGCTGGATCTTGAGGTTCGCCTGGATTAGTAGAAGCAACACCTGTGATATCAAAGAACTTACCATTGAAGTCAAGGGCGATCTTATCTTTACGTGCTAGGTAATAGCTGTAATCAGATGTTACACTTTCTCCACGCTTTGGAATACCAGTGATAGAACCACCAGTAGAGATAAAGTTCTTAGCAGAACCTGCAGACTTATTAGCAACACGTGGACGGAAATCCAAAGAGTCACGAAGAACTGCTGGGACTTGGTTGTAGTCTACGTTGCTATAAGAGTTAATATCGAAATAATCACCAACACCATGCTCGAAATACTCGTATATAACTTGCACTGGATTAGATGGAGCAGTGAATGATGGGAGAAGTTTCAAACGACCCCAATCATAGTGAGTGCTACGCTGACCATTATCAAACTCATAACGATCAGAGATGTCTTGAGTGTAAGAAGATGGTGATGTGCCAAACGCATCAGTTGCCATCTTAATAGAAACGATACGGAATACGTCTGCTTTGTCTAGGTATAGAGTTTCTGCCTGAGCAGCATCAGCTGTAGTGAATGTTTCAGTGACAGTTGTAAGAGTTTTAGTCTTTTCGTAACCAGAGCCATTACGGATAATAGCAGCAATAACTGTAATAGAGTGACCAGACTGACCAGCTGGAACAGTAATAGTACAAGTAGAACCAACTGGAACAATAGAAACTGGGTTAATAATCGCACCACCAGAAGTAGCATCATTGTCTACTACGATATAGTTTGTAGCTCCAGAGGCAGATGCAAATGTACCAGATGTAGACAAGTTAACAGTAACGCCAGAAGCAGTCTGTGTGAATTTTTGGTAGCAGATATAAGTTGTGTTATTAACACCAGAAGTTCCAGCACCACGAACAGAACGAATAGCGTAGTTTGGTAAAGAGAATACCAAACTAGAATTGTTTGCTTCTAGGATCTGTGTAGTTGCAAGAGAATATGCCTTGCCAGAGAATGAACTAGAAGTAATTGTTACTACGTTCTGTGAAGATGGAGTGCCAGTGACACGAATCATAGTACCATCAACGACGATATAATCGCCAGAAACTAAGTCAGTTTGGAATGATGTACCAACACCAGTTAGTGAAGTAGTAGAAGCGCTAACAGAACCAACCAATTGAGTTGTAATTGGGTTAATATCAGAACTGAAACTTAGGTTAGGATCTGCACTTGATACATTATAGAAGAACGACTTGACATTACGGTTGAAATCTTTACCAGAGTTCATCTGGATGTCAAACAGACCTAGTTTGTAAACAGCAGTAGCACCATACAAAGCACCAGAATGCCATTCCATAAAACGAACACGAGCAGTACCAACTTGAGCACCTGCTGCAGTACCAGTAGAAGAACCTGTTACCTGATCTCTCAAAGAGATAATCTCGCAAGTATCAATTGGAGGTAGGTTATTTACGTTTGTCACCAGCACATAGTTACCAACAGTAGGTTGGATAATGCTATTCAATGCTTGGTCGTAAGCACGTGCTTTATCTACTTCAACATATGTTGTAGAATCTTTCTGAATCTCGTAGCCACGAACATAAGCCTTTCCTGGTTCTAAACCAACAGCGAGTTTAGACTCAGAGCCGTCTTTATAGATACCACGATTATATGCTGGTTTAGAGTTAAACTCCCACTTGATACCAGTAGAACCTGGACCGTCATATGCAGTACCAGATGTATGTGTTGGGGCAGTAGTAACAGATGTTCCTGATAACTTGGCAACATAAGTGTTGCCATCATTCGTTACAATGTCGCCTGTTAGATATGCAGTATTCTGAACCCACACACCACGATCATTGTTGCGGTGTTCACGAATATCAATTGCAAAATCACGAACAACATAATCGCCTGATTCATCATATGTGCGGCGAGCAAGTTCATCACCCAATAGAGAGTATGCAGTAGTGTCGACGATGGTTTTGATTCGTCCTTCTACAACACGGATCAGCTCAATAAAGTTTTCGTCTGATGTAGAATCAATAGCTAACTTAGATAAAGTTAAATCGATGTAGTAACGGTGAGCGCCTGGAGCAGCAAAGTTATAGCTGTTCTGTGCATTGTCAAGTAGTGTTTCGTCTTCTTCTGGAGTGACGATAGATTCAGTTACAGTTAGACCAACACGATAAGATGGGTCATTAGTATATTTCTCAAGAACGATAGCTTGTTCTTCAACTAAACAGAAGTGGTTGTTAACATAGTAAACACCACGTTGGATTGTAGCAATAGAACCTTTACCTACAGCATCGCTTGCTGCTGCTTGGAAAGAGTATGTACCATCTAGAGTTGTGATAACTTCAGAGTTAGAGAATGTCTGAGTTGTGTTGTTAGAACCAGTTGTTGTATAGCGAACATACAATGTAGTTGGATCAGTATTTTCAGCGTCTTGGGCTACAATAACTTGAGCAGTAACACCAGAAGAACCTACAATCGTCATACCCTTTAGAGCAGAAACGAATGTTTGAACAGCAACACCGTTATAACTTGATTGTAGTTTAACGTAATCTGCTCCCTTTCCAGGCTGAGTAACAGTCTCAACAGATGCTTGTCCAGGGATTACCATCGCACCTTGTTTGAAAATTGCATCACCATGGCGAGAAATCTGATTCTGCAGAATAGTCTGCATTTGTGTGAGTTCACGAGCCTGAACAGCAAACGATGGGCGATACAAAATACGATAGAACTTCTTGTTCTCGTCGTAATCATCATTATACGGTTCGGTATTGAAATCGATCATTCTTTTACTCTTCTTAAAATGTTATTCTTTATTTATTAGAATTTGATAACAGTTCTTAGTGTAACTGTTTGGTCAGCAGTAGGCGTAAACGCTTGTTTGTTATCAATAAACAAGATATGACCAGAATACTTATCAGCAGTTGGTGCTGTGATTCCAGAAGCAGTGAATGTCACGCCATCTGGGTTAACGAAAACAGATCCAACTACTGGTACATAATTATCTAAAGACTGGAGAAGCATACCAGTTGTAGTCAAAGAAACGATGCGGAATCTGCGTGCATCGTCGCCAACAGTCAACAACATATCTTGCTTCATAACAGCAGTATCAACGAAACCAGTAGCTACATAACAAGCAGAAGCAATAGCACTCTTCAAGTTACCATACTGTCCAAACTGGCGTGGGTTTTTAATAATACCCAATTGACGGAAGTCGTTGTTTACATTGAATCCTTGGTTGGTATCTTTAGAGATATTAGTGTAGAACATCAGCGTTCTTGCAAACATACCAGTGATAGGATCTTTACCGTGACCGCCATATGGTGCACGCACACCACGAGCCTTAGCTCCATATCCACCACCTTCAATGGTAACTTTGGTCCAACGATAGCCAGTACCATATCCATCAACTACAATTTTCTTGATAGAACCAGATTCAACAATAGCATGAGCAGTTGCACCAGTACCGTCACCATCAATAGTAATAGTTGGATTAGTTCCATATCCAAAGCCACCAGAGATAACTGGATAAGCCATAATGCGACCATCTGGTGTCAATAGTTCAGTATTAGCCTGCATTGTATTAATATCACCTGGACTTAGATCAGCAGTAACCTTAGCATCTGTTCCATCGCCCTGTACTGTCAAGTTGGCGTATGTATATCCAACGCCACCATTGTCAATTTGCACGCCAGTGATTTGTCCATCCACAATCAGAGGAATTAACTTAGCTTCTGATTTAACACCAACGAAATAACCAGTCGCACCAGCACCACCTGATACTGGAGAAATTTGCACATTAGGTAACGCAGAGTAACCAGCACCGTATTTAAGAACAACAGTACCTGTAGCTGGAGAACCAACATATGTTAAAGTAGCAGTACCGTCTGTGGCTGAACCAGATGTATGAGTTGGAGCAACAGAAGCAGTAGTTCCTGCAACAGTAACCGTATACAAACGGCTAGAATAGAAAATTTGTGTTCCTACTGTATAAGCAGTAGATGCTGTCCACTGATTGCCAAATTTTGCTGTTGGGATAGAAGTATATTCATCACCAGCATCAGATACATAAACTTTCTGTACGCCAGTACCATTCATTACAGCAGAACCAACAAATCCAGAACCACCACCACCAGTTAGTGTAATTGCAGGAGCAGATGTATAACCAGATCCTGGGTTTGTGATATTGATTTCTAAGATAGAACCATTTAGAGTTATACCAGTTACTGCTCCAGCTGTTATATTAACAGATCCAGTAGCACGTGTTCCGATATATCGCAAAGATGCCGTACCATTGGAAACAACGCCAGACTTATGTGTTGGTGCTGGAGATGCTAGTGTACCAGATACAGTAGCTTCATAGATGTTATTTTCGTGTTCTACTTTTTGTCCAAGTAGAATACCGACATCAGCAGTCCAAGAGTTTGCCCCAGCAAATGGAGGGTCAATAGTAACAGTAGCGCCAGAAGTATAACCAGTTCCAGGCGCAGAGATCTGCACGTTCTGTAATAATAGAGGATCTGATTCACGATAACCATCACCAGCTACAGAAATAGAAGCAAACGTGTAATCTTTGCCCATATTTTCTAAGACAACATTGAGAATCTCTCCGTTGGAATAGAACTGTGAGCGGATAGAGTTAACGACAGGCATATACACATCTGTCAAGAATTTGTTACGCAGAGCGATTGGAATACTATACAAGTATTTCCACATATAGCCGTCTGGCATAATAACTGGATCTACAACAGTACCGATTGGTTTGTATGTAGAAAGAGCATTGTTGTTATTGTCTAGACACTTATATACGTTGTATTCGTCTGTCATAACAACACAGTTGATGTCTTCTAGACGCTGAGCGCCAGAGTATGCTATAGCAACAGAAGCAGTTGCAGTAGCACCCTCACCACCACCACCAGTGATTTCTACTGTGGGAACAGAAGTATAGCCTCTACCACGTGAGACCATATCAATAGAGATAACTACACCATCTTGGATCGTTGGAACAGCAATCGCTCCAGTACCACCACCTCCAGTAATCGTAACTGTAGGTGGATCAGAATATCCAAAACCACCTGAGATTAGGTTAACACCTTGAACTTCATCACTATACTGATCATCGTACATATCCCAGATCTGACCAGTTACCCAATCTACACGTGGGATGACGAACGAAACGTCCGTACTCTTAATTTCTTTTAGAGTGATCATTTCGTTACGTGTTTGTAACTCATAATCGAAACTGTCAATTGGATATGGAGGAGTTGTATCGTCCACCCAACTAACAGTCTTTCCTAAGAAATAATAGTAGCGGGCATTTCGGTTCTGGATCTCATCGAACAGTGCCTCTGCAATAGAGTTGTGTAGAGGAGACTTCAGTAAAGAAGATGAGCTCATTGAATTTACCTAAAAAATTAGCTTACTGTAACAACCCAAGTGATAGCGATAGAGTCACCTGCTGCCTTGTTAACAACTGGGAAAGTTGTACGGCATAGCATTGTACCAGCAGAGTTAGCATTGAAAATGCCTGCTTCAGTAATAGCACCAGTACCTGTACCAGCTGGGAAAGTAGCAGTAGCAGTAACTTGGTTAGATGAAGATGAGAAAGAAGCCAATGCTACACGACCAGCTTCAACGCCTAGAGTAGTGTTACCTACAGCTGGAGTTGCAGTACCAGTACCGATAGCCATGTAACCCATAACTGTTGGGATAGCTGAACCTTGCATACGTGCAGCGATATAAGTCTTACCTGCAGAAACAACTAGGTTTTTAACCTTGTGTTCTTCTTTAACATTACCAGCAGCGTCCAAAAGTTGGATAAGAACTTGTCCAGTTGCTTGTAAGTCTTCGTTTTGTTGAAATTCCATAAAATTCTCCTATGAGTAATTGGGTTAACCAGTGAATTCGACAGCGTTACCTACGTATAAACCACCATCATTCAAGAAGAAACCAGCTTCTCCATACGGGTTAATATCGATAAGACCACCAGAATCTGTGGCTGCAGCATCATCGTTTCCACTATAGTATGATGGGTCGATAGTGGTTGTGTAAACGAATGCTGGTGTCGTTCTATTTAGGTCTGTATCATCGGCTGCGTCAGTATCTGACATAACAACCAACTCAGGATCCTGATCATTTCCATTGTTTAGGTAATGATTTGTGTCTAATAACTTAGCGAAGTCAAGTATATCAGCACCAATTCTAGTTCCACCACCAGCATAACCAATAGCCTGTTCAACCATAGTAGTTGTTTCGCTATCATAGGCTAGATCGTAGTTAAGATGTGTTGAATCTAATAACTTTGTCTGTTCAAATGCTGGATTAGTTCTAGCTCCATTAACACCATCTACATCTAACATATAGACAGATTCTGAATCTGTCGTTGTTCCATCATTGATATAGTGGTTAACAGATAGAGTTTTGACTGTATCAAAGAACGGCATCGTTCTAGTATCGTCAGTCACATCTCCACCATCAGCTAAAGAGATAGACTGAGGTTCAATGTCTCCATCATAATTTAGGTTGGTGCCGTCTATTGGTTTAGACAATGTTAGATAAGGCATTGTTCTGGTTCCATCCAGAGTCAATCCTAATTCTCTCATTGTTACATATTGCCCCTCAACTGCGCCATCAAAGTTAGCAGTCTGGTCATCAAAATACTTACCAAAATCTTTAATTTCAGTTAGAGCATTTGCAGTGACTTCATCTGGAACAGTAACTGCCAAAATCTTAACTAATGATTCTAGAGTCTGACCAACGTCGAATTCATTACGAATGTCATACTCACCGAAGATAGCCATACCAGCAGGGTGAATCAAGTTCTTAACTGCAGTCTTGTATGATTCTAGAGCCTCGTCGATCTTGATAACATAAGAGTAGGCTTGGTAATAGCGACTGTCTTGAATAAAGATAGCGTCATCTAAGAAACCATCATTGTTTACATAGTAGCCTGGATATTTTGCAAGTGGTCCAAGAGAACATTTGATGATGGCTGGGTCATTATCAGTGATAGTAGCATCTACGCTAGAGATACCAAACTCACGCATAACCAAACCAGCAAATGTTCCATCAAGTGCTGGTCCACCAGTTTCACCAACACCAGCCATGTTATAGTCTGCTGTGTTGATAGTGCCAGATTCAGCGAAACCATCTAACTTTTCGCTAATGTTTAGCGTAGAAAGAATTGCGCCTCCAGGTTGTACTGTATCAATACGTTGAATAACAGTACCTGCAGTTCCAGAAACATCTTGTCCAGACTTAGCAGAAATTGTAGTAGTAAAGTCTGTTGTATAACCTACACCATACTTAATAAACTGTCCCTGTAGAATACCACCATTGGAATCTACACGAGCGATCTTCATGATGGATCCATATCCATCAAAGTTCTTGATGTTGTATAAGTCACCAATCTTGAAGCCAGATCCAGGCTTCTGAACTTCCAACTTAGAAGTAGTGGCTAAAATTTCACCAGTAAAGTAGATACCATTGACATCATCACGGTAGCGAAGTCTATCTCCAATAGAGATATCTCCGAAGAAACGACGATCAATATAGTACTCATATACATTATCAGATACTCTAACTACACGATCAATTTCAATTTCAACATACTGGCGACGATCAACCAAAACACGGATGATTCGGTTTGGTGTTACAACATCAACTAGCTTACCAATAGGGTCGTTTGGATGACCAGTTAGAATTTTAACAAATACAGAAACGTCCTGATTCCACTTACCATCAGAAGCACGGAGCATCTGTTTGGCTGGGTAGTCAACTGTAACTTCTTTGTTAAAAAGAATACGGAATAATAACTTGAATGATGCCTCAGAACCTTTAGCACCATAATGTTCCTTGATGTGTTCCATCAAGAAACGAGGATCTACTGTAGTATATGGTAACTTAGAAGCCAGTTCATCTTTGAAATAACGAATGAAAGAATCCAAAGTCTTGTCTAGATCTCTAAGATCTGTCAAGTCTTGTTGTGTTGATTCTAAAAAGTCATAGTACGCTTGCAGGAATGATACAAACGTAGGGTAATCTGACCTTACGAATTCAGGTAGCTGTGATGCTACCAGAGATGATAACTTTGGCTTTATAGACATTATGAGCGACTAGAAGTAAACTGATAGTTATATCCACCACGCAGGTCGCCAGAAGCTGTCTTATCAGCAATAGCAGTGATGTACATGTGGTCTAGAGCAACTTCTGCTACCTGAGTTAGAGCAGAAACTACATCATATGATTGTGGGGCGATAGAAAGTTCAAAGTCTACATCTGCCAAGGCAGTGATGTGTAAGTTCTTAATATCAACGATACCCTTAGTGTAATCAATAGTGCCGATTTGATCGTTGACGATAATCTTAGTGGCGTTAGTACCTAGACGATACAAACGAACATAACGAACACCATCGTCATCAAGATAATGAACTTGATCTGAACCAGCGATATAAAAACCTGTTGATTTGAATGATTCTTCAGCCAAACCAGTGTAATGAATCGGGTTAATCATATTTAACAGATATTGCGCAGACACGTTATAACGTGGAGTCAACTTACGACGAAGAAGAACAGTCATAACACTATTAACAATAGATGGATCTGTTTCATCAATCAAACGACTTAATTTAGAGTGACGGAAAACTCCATCAAATGTCTGTAATTCAGAATCATTGTAAGCAACAACAGTCTGGCGAACTAACGTAGAGATCTCAGCTGCAGTCTTAGTAGTCTCTTGTTCGTTATAATAAACAGCAATGTTTAGAGCGATGTTGATATATTCTGGATCAACGATCTCTGGGATAACTGAAACCACATTACGGTTTGTTAAAATAGAAGAAGTGATCGCAGCTTTCTGAACAGTAGTGAGTTTAGTAGCATCACGTGGTTTAATACAGATAAATGTCTTACCATAAACTGGAGGATTATTGTCTTCACCACCCCATACAGAAACAGACTTCGCTTCTGGTACATTAGCATAGATTAGAGCTTTATAGTCGTCTGGCGTAACAGCACGATTTTGTGCTGCATAAAATTTTGGAGCATTGAATCGAATAGAATCATTAGATTCTTTATCAGCGCCATTCGATGCAATACCAGTAGTAGTAACGCTAACTTGAGCACCACCAAGAATAGTTGCGCCATTATAAGAGAATGTGCGTGCTCCATTAGCTGCTTCTAAGCTAGAAACGAAATAATCCATATGAACTACATTACCAGTTTCTAAAGCACGTCCGATATTACCATCACCGAAGTTAACTTCATAAAGACCATCATCGATCTCTTTAACCCAGAATGCTTTAGTGACTGAAGTTGCATTAACAACAGAGTCCATATTATTCCAAGTTTCATAAACAGATGAAGATGCGTTTTCTTGAACTCTGATCTTCAATGTTTTGATATCTACGTTAGCATTTGGGATGATATAACGCATACCATCGGAAACTGTATATTTGTAGTTTAGTGGTTTACCTTCTGTAATCTCTACATCTGAGAACACATATCCATTTTCAGAAATTGTTGTTGTAATAGAACCAGTGTTATAGAATGTGTATTGTTTACCATCAATCGTAGTTGTAAATTCTTGATATGCTGGTATAGAAACTGCAGCTGGAGAACTAGATCCTGTGCTAACATTAACTGTGACAATAGCCTTAGCACATGTGGCTGATCTTGGTGTATAACCTAACATCTTAGAAAGTGACACGATGCTGTTACGCTTACGGGCAGAGTCCAAGAACATCTCATTGATCGCCATATTGTTGTATAGGGCATTGTAGTGAGTATTATATGCTAGAACATCCAACAAGACAGACATGGCAGAACCTTCGAAGTCATAGTCTTGAAATTCTGTTTGACCACTCAGGAATGTCTTAAGGTTAGACTTGATATTATCGAAGTCTAACTCTGTTACGTTAATTTTCTTATTATTTGCCATTATCGGGTTCTCTCTAGCGTTAAATCAAGAGTCAGTGGTTGGTTTGTGTTTACGATTTGGAACTCTATCGTCACGCTAACATCATGCTCGTCTTCAGAAACTACGACGATAACATCCAATACTTCAACTCTTGGTTCAAAGTTGTCTATAGTATCCATAATCGCTCTACGGAGCATAACTTCGAGCATAGGGGTGATTGGCTCGAATAATAATCTTTTGATTGGGCTGCCGATTTCACTATGGAATGGGCGCTCATAATTAGCAGTGAGAATCAAGTTCTTCAGACTAGTTTTGATTGCATTTTCATCGAATCGACGTGCAACATCACCTGTCACTGGGTGTGCAGTGAAGTTAAAGTCTAAGTCCGAGAAGATTCTTGTATTTCTTGCCATATTGTTTATTTAGGTTATTCTACTAAAGTCTTTGCATTTCCTTGAGCAACAGCGTCTCCATCTGCGATTGAGTCATTGACTCTAGCTGCTGCTTTACCTTCAAAAAAGGTTTTAGACGCTCCAGAAGAAATCTTTCTTTTTATACCAGTATGGTGTGGCGATGGTCCATGATCAGCGAATTGGTCGCCAACTACACCAATAATGTTTCCACCAACATAACTTTTAGAGCACTGCATAATAGTAAGAGCCGATGGAGGATATCCATCCTGCCCTTTACTCATAGCACCCTTGTAAGTTAAGGCTGTCATACCTTCTTAGCTTTCGGTGGGATAGAATCCAACAGAATGAATCCAGATGGAACACCCTTAGCGTCTCGTTTATACACAGAGTCGTTTACCATAGTGAATGCCATCTTACGGTTTCCTTGTGGTTTATAACCAGTGTGGATCCATACAGATTCAGGGGCACGATACTCTAGAATAATTTGATCATAAGTGATTAACTTCTCTAGTTGTTGCACTAATGCGTACGTCTTGTTGTTACGATCTGGTAACATCAAAGCGATATCGAAACAGTGACCCTTACAGTGATCAGAGAATGGTGATTCAGTAGGAACAACACCCTTGAGACGATAACCAGAAGAGATCTTCCATTGTTTATTGTAACCACCAATACCACCTGGAAGTGCCTCAAGATATGGCTCAAGCACGTTCTGAGCAGTCATTGCCAGATTACATACAATCTCTTGCACAGTGTAAACTCGCTCAGCAGAGTTTGGACCATCTTTCAACATCTGATCGACCAACTTATGCTTACCATTAACACCACCATCCATACACATACCAAGAGTAAAGTTCTTGGATAGAGTGTAATCGTTGGTGAAGTTCTTAGTACCGTAGATAATCTTACAATCTACTGGTACTTGTTTACCAGATCCACCTGATGGTTTGCCTGCTTCTTCAGAGGCTACTGGTGCTGGAGCATTTGGAACACCAGCGATAATAGCAGCGTTTACAGCAGCACGACCTTCTGGAGTATCAAAATCTTCTGGCGTTTCGTTGGCTGCAAGTTCTTCTGTCTTACGCTCTGGTGGAATTAGGTATGGAACAACAGCATTTAGAGGATCGCCAACAGGTGGTGGAGTCAACTCAACTGGAGAAACATCTGTTGCGCCAGCTGCGCCATTACCAAACTGCCCCTGAGAGTAGTCTGCAGATAGAGTACCACCAGCAAGCAAGTCCATAGAACCAGCAGATTCTACATTAACTGTATCACCTTTCATACTCACCGCACCCGTACCCTGCATAGTTAAATCAGCGTCAGCTAGAACGGATACATCGCTAGCCTGAACCTTAAAAGTTCCACCAGCTTTTACAAGAACATCTCCACCAGCAGCGAGATACATATCATTAGCAACACCGACATCAAGATTATTTCCAACACGGATAGTCGCATTCTGAGCAACCTCAATGTTAGCGTCAGTACGAGCGAATACGTTTAGATTACCATCTACAGTGATGTTACATTCGCCACCAACGTGGATACATCCATTGCGTTCCATCAGAGTGAACTTGTCTCCGACGATATAGTTAATCACAGAGCCATTTGGATCAATCTCTTGATATGTTCCTGTTCTGTGATATGTGTGGATACGTTCTTGCCCTGGAGTGTCATCAAACTCTTGGATGTGACCAGATTCAGTCTCAAACACTTTATTATATGGATATTGAGCGCCAAAGGTTGGCATTGGTTGATCCCACGAACCCATAGCATTAGCCTTTGGGACACCTTTAACTACTCTGGAGTCTTTTTTCTCTACAATAGTGCCATCGATGATACCACGTGCAAGACGATTAGTATCTGGTTCATTCAAATATTCTTTTAACGGATACTTGTTATTTGGATCACGGAAACCTGTATTGTCTGTTCCACGTTTAATAGAATCAGCAGAAGGTCCAGGTGTTCCATCGAAGTTAGCAGGTGGTGCTGCCACAGGTGCACCAGCATCTTTATCTACTGCATTACCTGCAGCAGCACCATAAAAATATTCGTAGTAAGAAGTTTTCTTAGCAGCGATGTCTGGTGAGTTTACACCAACAGCTTTCTTTGCAGCTAAGAAGTAGCCTGGATGTTCAGAAGGTTTAACACTCTTTGGTACACGATCTTTAATGTAAAGAGCAGCTACCATCGCAGATACATTAATGTCATTATCAAGAGAATCTGGATTATTTACGATGTCTAAATTTAGACCAGCTTCATTAGCAAGTTTCTGGTAGCGTGCATAGTTAGCCTTACCAGTCAATTGGATAAAACCACGTCCGAAATATTTACCACCATCAGCGTCTGTTTGATTTCCTAAGAAACCCTTACCACGTTTCGTTGGACCATATGCCCATGAGAAAAATTGTTCACGTGTGATACCTTTCTTGGAGGCATCAGAATACTTGGCAACATCTTCGTCTGTTGCGAATGAATAGATCTGCTTCATACGAGAAGCAGAGTAGTTATAAGATTCTAACTGTGGGATCCATCGAGTTTCACCACCAGCAATACCCAATAGCGCACACTTCTGTTCTTTAGTAGTGAGACCAACCTTATCACAGGCAGCAATAAGAGCCTTGATACCAGCAGACGCCTTAGCTGCGTCTGGAGATTCTTTTGGTGGAGGAATGGTTGGGATAGAGACGTTTGTCGATGTTTGTGCTGGAGCACCTTGCTGAGATTCAGCAGAACGAACTGGAGTGCCACCATTGGTTGTGACTGGCATACCAGTAGCAGTAGTAAGAACACCTTCCAGTTTACTTGTGTTGACAGCGTCTAAGTTTGTTGGCGCTGGTTTGAATGTAATAATGTTCTCAGCGTAACCAGTAACAATCTCGCTGATTGTAATTTTATCTGGACCATCTACTGTAACGATATAACAGTTATCCGATAATCCAAAACCAACAACCTTCATATTAGCAGTTAGACCCTTTGTTAGATCTTTTCTGCCAGTTTCGTTATCCACAAATGTTAGTTGTTTACCAGTAGTTGGTCCAACAACTGTGCGTAATACGATGTCTTTTAGGTTTGCGGGTTCATCGAATGGAGTTGCGCTGTCGTCATCTTCAATAGATTTAGGTGCAGTTGGGATACCACCGATGGTGCCAAGCATAATTGGTTGCTGTTGTGCACCATCAGCGAACATAATAATAACAGTAGAACCTTCCACTGGACCAAGTGGAGTCATACCGATACCGTTCATAGCAGCAGATGTGACTGGCTGGACTGGTGTAGACCATGGTAATTGCTCAGTCGGTAACTGGGCTTTATCGTGGGTATGAAGTCCTACGATACGAACTTGGCATCGACCAAGCTGTAATGGATCTTGTCTATTTTCAACTACGCCTGTATAAAACATTATTATTTCCCGTCAACGCTCATCATTAATGAGTCTTTAATTAGTTCCATATTACATTCGTGCATATCACGTGTAATATAGTGATTCACTGCAGCAATCAGGTAGTAACCTGAAAACATCTTATCTGTAACGTCCATATCGTCTTTGGATATAGGTTCCATCTTATTCAATGTAACTTTAACTTTTTGCCCAACTGTATAGTCACAACGACCTGGAACAGTGATCTGAATTTTGTTCGCTTCTGCAGCAAGAAGAAGAGAGGCACGTTTCTGTGAGTTTCTGTAGTTAGTGGCATCATTGAAACCGCTAAAGTTAGAATTCATTCTCGGGTAGTTTACTATTTTTGAGTTAGTTCTAAAAATAGCCTTACTTCCTGCAACATTAAATTTGTTTAGATGTTTCTGAGAATCAAATCCATCGAACATATTGAAGTTCTTAACATTGTATGCTTTCTTAGTTAGGTCATAAGAAATCATCTTCGAAGAGAACATACCGTTACGGATTCGTTCCATATAATCGAAACCTTTAGGGATGCTAATAGTTCCAATGCGTTTGTAATCCTGAGACACGTTCTTAGCATCACCACCATTCTTTTTATCATCACGTGTGTATTTGTCCATCACAAATTCTTGATAGACCTGTGCGTCGTATAGAGATTCTAAACTAGTGAAATAAAACCCATCACGATTCTCATAGAAAACAAAACTAGGTGATCCATTCTTATTCTCAGCTAGCTGTGTTGCGTAATTGATGGCTTCTACTGGAGACCAGAAATTAGAAATAAACTTGGCAGTCTTAGCAGTAGGTTCTGCGATCAATTTCTTAGTAGACTGTAGACCATTGACTTGGTCTTCCAATAAACTCTTGATGATAACTTCAGGTTTGTCTCCATACACTCGACTGATTTTCTTATTCAAGTCAACAATGGCTTCGTTTGAGATGAAGTGTAGCTGATACACCATATTTCTATCACCAAGAAGTTCTCTGTCTGTCATCTTATAGATGTAAAACTTGGCACTAATATTACCAGTAACTAGAGATGGTGTATTGATTTCAATCTCAACTTCTTCTTCACCAGCGAATGGAAATAGGTTAATAAGATCCAGAGATTCTTTTAGAATCAAACTTCCAGTGATAAATGGAGAGAACAAGTCCTCGAAAATTTGAATGTTAATGACCTGCCCAGTGATATCCTGAGCAAGCCCATTTCTGGTCACGATTTTAACTTTGGTAATATTTACATCACCAGCAAATCTGACTGCTTGTTCTGAAGATTGCATTATAATTGATCTTTGAAGTTCTGCAATACTGTAGCAATTAGGTCTTTGGAGATTAACTTAATTCTACGTTTGGATTCATTCACTAATTCTTCATACTGTCTGTTCGACACTGAAACTGCACCAGAAGCATCAGAATTGACAATATATCCATCAGCGTTTTCGTAGTGGTGGACAGCATCTGCATCTTCACCATATTTGTCTTCTACGAATTTATCTAAAGCCATTTGCGTTAGTGGAAAGTCAGCCTTGTAATCATAGATGTCATTGGCAAGCATAACGACCCAGTGATATTGAGCATTACCATAAACCTTCTCAGCGATGATCTCTGGAGTTTCTCCATCAACGATATCGTATTCATCATAAACAGTAATCTGAGAAAGAATATCACGGCGGAAACGAATGTTTCTTGTGATATCGGTCATAGCATACGCTTTGGTTTCTTTCTTGATGATACCATAGGGTGGGGTGATAACCACAGTTGGGGTTAAGTCATATCCAGTACCAGTAGATAGCATAATGATGTTAGTGATAACACCATTAGTAACAACTGCTTTCGCAGAGGCAGTAACACCAACATTTTCTGGTTCAGAGAATGTAACAGAAGCAGAAGTATAACCAGATCCAGGGTTTGTGATCGTAACAGAACCAACTCCACCTGCTGTTAAGTTTGCGATAGCAGCAGCCTGAGTTCCTTCTGACTTCTTAGAGTTGATATCAAAGTCATATAATACTGTTGGGAAATCCTTAAAGTACATTTTATAGACCGTCCTTAATCTTATCTTTTGTCAACAGAGCCAACTCACGGAATGATAGTGTTAAGTTGATTTGTGTTGGTTGTCCATCTGGGAATGTAGTAAACAATCCATTTGGAGTATAGTTTACATTCACTTCAGTAAGTACACAAGATGTGTGGCGGTGGAGATTCTTATTCTCCTTACCGTTAGCATAATACATAATATCAAATTCTGATGGATAGATGTAAACGAAGTTATTGGTATCTTTGAATTCTGGATGCATATGATACTTGAATTCTTGGATGATGTTCATAACATTCTTAGCCTCTTGTGGGTTGCGAGGGAAGAATTGGTAGTCGAAAGAGAATGTTCTAAAATCAACACCTTTGAACACTTGCTCTTTTTTAGGGTTTGCTGCTAGACCAAGAGCAGCTGAATTACCTGCAGCATTTGGACCATGTGCCAATGTTAGGTTGGTGATAACAGCTTGAGCCACACCAGCAGTCTCTTTCATTTTACCATTACCAGTAACAGCCTTAGCAATTTCTGTTCCAGCAGCGTTGGCCATGGCTAACATAGATGTGTCGTCTTCAGACCACTGAACGCCATAGCGAATAGATAGCTGGTTTGGAATGTGAAGGGCGATAGCAGTTTTTAATCTGCGTTGTGAACGCTTGGCATCTGGAGCCATAGTCGCAGCAACACCAACACCAACTGTAGCAGTGGCAGCAACCTTAGCGTTTAATCCACCAGAACCAATACCCAGCTTCTTAGCAGCATATGCTTCTACGCCAATAACAGCTGCATTAGAACCAACTAATCCAGCCTTAGACATATTCTGACCAATCAAATCACCACGATCTCTTGGAGCATAATCTTGTACTGTTTGAACACTCTTATCTTTGAATAACTTAGAATCTGTGGCTACGTTGATATAGAACATAGCGTAGTTACCACCATATCGTCCATCCGCAGCCATCAGATCCGATGGGTACGAGTGGTTCTTTATGTCATACTTTCCATCTTGGAATGAAGAAGCCTTACCTCTAGCAGTGTAAAGGTTAGCTGGGTTTTGTAGTGTTTTAGCGTAGTTATTAACACCATCTTTGGCGGTGTTATAAGCAGCTTTGGCGTCTGAAAAGAGTGACATATTTTCTCTAAATAAAGGTGGTGTTATTTATTCCCTAATTACTTATTTATGTTCCATAAAAGAAAGTTCGTTCCAGTCTTTGCAGAAAAGTACACAGGAGACCCATCAAACATCATTATGAGGTCTTCATGGGAGACTCAATTTGCAAATTGGTGTGATAAGAACCCGAAAGTGGTTAAGTGGAGTTCAGAAGAGACAATTATCCCATATCGTTGTCCAACAGATAACAAGATACATCGTTATTTCGTGGATTTTAAGATTCAAGTGGCTACTACTGGAGATGTGTTGAAGACATATCTGGTTGAAGTTAAGCCAGCCCAGCAATGTGAGCCACCAGTATTTCCAGGTCGAAATACTAAGAAATATCTCACAGAATCCTATACCTATATCAAAAACCAAGCTAAGTGGGCTGCTGCTAAACAGTATTGCCTCGATCGTAAGTGGGAATTCAAGATTATCACTGAGTATGAACTTGGACTGAAGAAGCCTAAATAAGATTATGGCTAAAAAACCACCAATGCAAGACGTCTTCGAACGTAACCAATACGATCTACTAACAGCAGTTAAGAGATCTAGAAGTTGGTTCGACAAACAGGTCCAAGAGATGACCAAGCAGCAGTACACCCCAAAGAAAGTGTTAAATGGTGATGTTACAAAACTCACTACTACACTAATTCCAGGGAATTTGTATATGTACGCTTATGACCCTAAGACCAAAGAAGATCTTCCATACTATGATAGATTCCCTCTAGTTTTCCCATTCAGAAAAACAGCTGATGGGTTCTATGGTTTGAATATGCACTACTTGCCGTATGTCCTTCGTATGCAGCTATTGGATAATCTTCTAGCGTTTAAGTCTAATGCTAGATTAGATGATACCACTAGATTGAAGTATTCGTGGGCTATGATTGATGGTGTTTCTAAATTCAAAGCAGCCCAACCTTGTGTCAAACAGTATTTAACTGGACACGTAAGAAGCCAATTCAGAAGAGTCGATTCCAACGACTGGGCTACTGCTATGCTACTACCTGTCGAACAGTTTGTGGGTGCTAGCAAGCAGAAAGTTTGGGAAGAATCCAGAAGAAAAATTAGAAAAGTATAATGGCAACTATCAAAGAATTCACAGCAGCAGTCAAGAGCAACGGATTAGCGAGATCTAATCGTTATGCAGTCGTAATGACTGTCCCAATGGTATTCAATAATAATGTTACCAAAAAGGCTTTGATGTTCTGCGATCAAGTACAACTTCCAGGTACTAATTTCTCTACAACGCAGAATAGAACATATGGTGAGTTCAGAGAAACACCATACGAGAAATTATACGAACACATCAATATGTCTTTCTACGTAGACAAAGATATGCAGGTTAAGCAGCTATTCGATGAATGGCAAAACCATATCTACGATCCAAAAACTCGTAATTTTAACTACTATGATAAGTATGTGACTGACATTTCTATCGAAATACAGGATGGAGCAGGACAACCAACATATTGGGTTGATCTACACGAATGCTATCCTAAGAGTATCGGTGCTGTTCAGCTAGATTACGCTTCAAGAGATGTTATGAAGTTATCCGTATCTATGGCTTATAAGTGGTTCGAGACTTCAAACAATCCACCTACATTATTACCAGATGGTCTACCAAGAAATGCATTACGTGACAAGCTAATGAATTTCGCAGTTGGTACAGCTGGTGCGTATGCAGTTACCAAGTTGCCTGCACTGCAATCAAAAATAGCAGGCTTTACCTCAAAACTAAAATTCTAAAGGGTGATAACTATGGCAGAAGAAAGCAAACTAAGCGCAAGCGAACAGAAAAAAGAAGACTGGATGAATTCCAAGTGGCGTCCAATGATGGGTTGGATGTACATGGCTACTTGTACAGCTGACTTTATAGTGTTCCCTATTCTCTGGAGTTTAGCTCAAACTTTACTCAAGCAACCAATTACACAATGGCAACCACTAACTCTACAAGGTGCAGGTTTATTCCACGTAGCTATGGGTGCTGTTCTAGGTATCGCAGCAATGGGTCGTACACAAGAAAAGATCGCAGGAGCAAACAATGGCGGTGCAGCAACAACACCAAGCATCTCTCCAGCACCTAGCGTATCTGCGCCAGCACCAATCCCAAGACCAGTTATGTCAACCCCAACTCCAGTTGCAGCAGCGCCACTCGGACTTGATCCAAGTGACCCACCAACTAGAAACACTAGAAACGATTAAACAATATGAAACTTGATGATTCTTTATCAGAGATCTTCGATGTCGCTCCGATGTCGAAGACTGAAGTGATTGCGAAAGACGGTGAAGTAATTCCTGAGTCTAATGATAGAATCGAGAACGACTATGATGTCACTCGAAACAATCTTCGTGAGTTGCTGACTACAGGACAGGCTGCTTTGACCCATGCGTTAGAAGTAGCAAAACAATCTGAACACCCACGTGCCTTCGAGGTGGTGGGCAACTTAATGAAACAACTAGCTGATGTGAACCAACAATTGATGGACATTCACCAGCAAAAAGCCAAGCTAGATGCACCAAAGGGTGTAGCTAAGACTGGTGGTGATAAAGTGACCAACAATGCTATCTTCGTGGGTAGCACTGCTGAATTAAACAAAATGATCAAGAAAATGCAAGGAGAGTAATTATGGCTTTACCAGTAATGGCAACACCGACATATAGTTTGAAAGTGCCATCAAGTGGATTGAATGTAAAATTTAGACCATTCCTAGTGAAAGAAGAGAAGGCTCTTCTTATCGCCCAACAATCAGAAGACCTTAATGTTATGGTCGATACTCTGAAGGGTGTTATTAAGGGATGCGTAACTGATAAGATTGATGTAGATAAATTAGCGATATTCGATATTGAGTATATCTTTACTCAGATTCGTGCTAAGTCTGTCGGTGAAACTGTTGAACTTTTGTTCCCATGTGATATGGATCATGGTGAAGATAACGACAAGGCTAAGGTAAAGATCTCTATCGATATCTCTAAGTTAGAAGTCGAGAAACCAGAAGGACATACCAACAAGATCGAATTGTTCGATGACGTAGGTGTTGTGATGAAATATCCTTCTATGAAAGTTCTAGCTAAGCTAGAGCAATTAGATACAGAAGACATCGATGCTATTTTCGATGTTATCGCTGACTGTGTTGACATCATCTATCAAGGTGACGATCTACACTACGCAGCAGAACAGAGCAAAGAAGACATTCTCCAGTTTTTGGGTAATCTGACTTCTGAGCAGTTTAAGAATCTGCAAACATTCTTTACCACTATGCCTAAGATTAGAAAAGTGGTTGAGTATGATTGCCCTATTTGTGGCAAACACCACACAGCAGCCCTGGAGGGCATGCAAAGTTTTTTTTAATAAACCTGTGTCATGAGAGTTTAGTAAATTACTATAAAATGAACTTCGCTCTGATGCAGTACCACAAGTATTCTTTGGAAGAGTTGGAAACAATGATTCCGTTTGAACGTGAAATTTATGTGCACATGTTAATTCAGTATCTAGAAGAAGAAAAACAACGATTAGAATCTAAGAAGAGATAAAGATGCCAAAAAGAACAAGTAACAGTTCAGTCAATTCAAGTATTAGACAAAACACTGCCTCTACCAATGAGGGTTTCAGTGCGTTACTTGCTGCACAAGAGGCTTCTCTCGGAGAACTTTCTTCAATTAAGAAATTGCTAGAGTTGTCCAAGGATACTGAAAAGACCAGACAGATGACTTCTGGTGGTGGGGGAGATCTTCAAGAAAGAATTCTGTCCACTTTAGAAGATCAACTGAAGACTACCAAGCGCAGAGCCAAACAACAAGAAGACTATGAACGTGAGTGGCGTATCGAATCAGCAAATATCGCTGAGATGGCTAAACTCATGGATACACAAGGTAGCGTGTTTAGCCAAATGAAAGAATCTTTCAAGCAGAAGAAAGAAGGATTGAAGGAAAAGCTAGGTGGAGGTCTCGGTGGTGGGTTAGGGCGCACAGTTATGGGTGCTCTAAACGTCGGTGGTATCTTCAATAAAGCTATCGAAAAGAGTAAGTTTAGAGAAAAACAACGTGCTCTTGGTGGTGATGATAGTAACGAAAACGCTGAACGTGCATACAAAGCATCTAAAGACATCAAGGCACACGATGCTGAGATTGAAAAGTTTAAGAAGAAGACTGGTCTAAATGATGAGCAGATGTCTAACACGCAAGCAGGTAAGGCTCTGTTAGAGAAAAAGAATATGTTAACTGATGCTTATGGTGCTACTGATGTGGCAACCAATGTATTCAGTCCAACTCCAGTTATGTCTCTAAACCCAGCAGCTGCTAAGACGCCAACACAGACTGCAGCAGAAGGCACTCAAAACGAAGAAGCTCAAATGGAATCTGCTAGAACTCAAGAGCAGATGTCTGAACTTCTTAATAAAATTGAAGAAAATACTCGTGCTGGTGGAAAGGGTAATGCTGAAAAAGTTAAACCAGAAGAGAAGAAGGGTGGAATGTTTGATGGTCTATTAGACTGGATCACAAGTCTTCTTGGTGATGGTTTTATGAAAGGTTTGAAGGCTCTGTTTAACCCTAAGAACATTCTGAAGGCTCTTGGTAAAGTATTCGCCATCGGTATGATAGTTGGTGCTCTATTCGAAGGTATTATGGATGGATTCGATGAGTTTATGGAAACTGGTGACATCGGTAAAGCACTTATCGCTGGACTTGCTGGTATCGTGGACTTCTTGACATTCGGTCTATTCGATAAAGAAGCCATCAAAGAAGTTATCGGTGATATGGCAGGGTGGGTTAATGACCATGTAGTTAAACCATTCGTAGACTTTGCTACATCTCTTAAAGATAGCTTCTTATCTCTTGTTCAAAGTATCGGTATCCCAGAAATCAAATTCAAGATTCCTGTTATCGGTAAAGAAGTGGCTATTGGTCCATTCTATCCATTTAAGAGTGAAGGTGGTAGTTCTAAAACACCAGAAGCACCTAAACCTACTTCTGCTTCTACAGTTGATCAAAAATCTGCTGACAATGCTGCAGCTGCTGTTCCTACTCAACAAGCTGGTGGCACTACTGTTGTTAATGCACCTGTCAACAACAACACTACTCAAAATCAAAATATCCGTGCTCCGATTCGTAACCAAGATTCGTCAGCTACAAGATATGTTGATAGTCGAGCACGATACGCATAATAAAAAAGGGAGCGCAAGGCTCCCTTTAATCATTTCTCAGAAGTGATTACTCGTCGTTGGCAATCTTCTGGAAATAAGACATCACATCTTCATCGTCGTCTTGGTTAGAGGCAACAGACTTAGGTTGTGGTGCAGCTTTCGCAGTGAAAGCAGGTGCTGGCGCAGAACGTGGTTCGTCAGCAATTTCAGCTGCACTCTTAGGTGCAAAAGAATCACCAGACAAAACTTCATTCAGCTTCTTCTTCAACTCATCATAAGACTTGAAGTTCTTACGATCAGTGAATTCAGACAGCTTGTGCTGGCTATTAACAATCTTCAACAGAGTGTCTTCGTCGTCAGAAACGGCTGAAGGCTCCATGAACGCAGATTCGTCATAGTTTGCATATCCATCCTTCTTACGCATGCGCAGCTTGAAGTTAGCACCTTCCCACAAATCAAACACGTTCACTGGCTTCTCATCCTCGAATGTAGGACGTGCTTTGTCCATAATCTTGTCGAAGATTTTCTTACCGAACTTGAACAAGAATACCTTGCCTTCGTTCTCTGGGTGTTTTGGATCAGACACAACCAAGACGTTAGCAGTGAAACTCAGCTTACGCTTTTGCTTACGTGCAATTTCTTTGTTGGCTTCAGAACCAGAGTTCCATAGCTGCGTGTTGAGTTCACCGACAGGGTCATTCTCACCAAGAGTGGTCAGAGAATTTTCGATGTACCATTTACCAGTTGGACCTTGGAAACCATGAGAGAAGATACGAACCCATGGGAGTTCATCGCCTTCAACACGTGGGAGGAAACGCAAAGTGGCAGTACCATTGCCAGCTTTGTCACCTTCGAGACGCCAGAAGCGATCGTCGTTGTATGACTTGGTTTCAGTTTGAGGGTTTGCTACTTTTTCGAATGCGTTAGAGATTGCACCGAAATCAGAGTTGCGCATAGCACGTAGTTTTTGAATATCCATTTTAGTATTTTCCTTAGTATTTACTTTGTATTAGTATTATGTTGTATTGAAATTTCATCATCAAGTTCAAACTCATCGTCGAAATCATCGGCGTTGATGTCATAATCTTCTTCAACATAACTATTTAGCGTTCTCATACCACCAGTTTTTTTACCGTTGCTATGTTTGGCAGGTTTCCCTGAACGCCCACCAAATTCGTCATCGAATCGCTTCGATTGATTGTAAGTCTTGCCCATCGTATTACTCTGCAATTTCTTCCATGAAGTGTGTAAAAATCATTTTCAGTTTAATCTTATCGTATTTCACAAATCCTGTCAACTTTTTAACTCTCAACAATTCGTTACTCCATATATTCTGAACAGCAGTATTCAAAGACCACTGATCAATAATTGGAGTTCGATCATCGATAATTCTAAGTGTCTCAATACTTATTTGACCACCGATGAATAATTTCAACGCAACTGGGTACTCATCATCAGTAAAGTTAAAGATTGCGCTGGTCGGTAACTTATTGACTTCTACATATGTCAATAGTTTAGCGAGATCGTTAACAAACACTTGAGTGATAGATTGTTTGCGTCTATTCCACTCAGTGAGGTTATCGATGGCTTCCTTACCTTCATAGATTGCATTACCATTACCATATGCAAAGTTTGCTACAAAGAACTGAATAATGTCTTTGTCTGCCTCAAACTTTGTGGCAAGTTTCTCAAAAATGTATCTGTCATTCCTAGCATTAAATGCTTCACGTGTCCCTTTAACATTTCCTCTATTTTCGAAGACATTAAATTTCTCAGTCGTGAAGTGTAATTTGATCGCTAGGTAATAACGATATGCCTTAAATCCGTCCACTTCGATGTTTCCTACAAAGTTCTTTGGCTTCCACTGGGATATCGGGTGATATCTCTGCAATGGTACAGTCGATTCTAATCGTTCTTTCGTCTGCGTGTCTTGCCAATGTTATAACTAACACCATCATTGCAATCAACACAATAGATGGTATAAAGAATATAAGTTTAGACATCTAGCTTAGCCTGTTTTGGTAGATAATTCAATTCACGAAAATCCATCTCAATCTTATCCTTCAATGACTTGTTGATAAGTGATGCAACATCGGCAGGTTCGAGATAGTTTTCTTTACAGTAATCAAGGACAGCGTCCATATAACTAAGACGCTTATCCTTCACGATAGATTCGATATGCAGTGAGAATTCGTTCGCAGTCTTAAACATTGGCTTGTCGTTGTATGTAGTAGTTAGTGTTTCTAATTTCTTGACAAAGTTGTCCATATTCTTTATGCTTTTGTTTGTAGAGTTTCCAGATAGGCGTATCTGTGCGTTCTGGATCCATCTTGCGTTCATACTTGTCCAAAAACATTGTAAAGAATTTGTCCATCTTCATGCGTTCTGCAATCAGGTTATTGTATTTAGTAATCAAGTCCATATTCATATTATACTCCAGTTTTGGTTGCAAGGCAAGGTTTATTTCAGATTCATAATGTGGGAGAGAACGATCTTAGACTCTTCGTAATCAGAGAGTTCCAGTGCTTCTTCAATGTAATCTTCTGCGCTCTTTTGGATTCGTTCACGACGACTCATCTTTGGTTTCTTTTTGTGAAGTTCAGCCATTAAGAATGGATCCAACTCATAGAACACATTTTCATCATACACATGTTCCCAAGTGCCATCTTCACGCAGACGAATCTTCAGAAGTTTTTTCGGTTCCATTAGCCTCTCCTCATTTTTGCAATGTCTTGTGCTTCTTCATCACTAAACACTGGCACAGCGTTAGACTTATGCATCGTACCAATACCTTTGATCTTAGTGCCTGTGTAAACAGGATTCGGACGCCATGTGGCATTACCACCAGTGGTTGTACGACTCGGTATCCTAGGGGTCTCCCGACCAGCTGGCGCACCAAGTGAGTATGACAGACCAGCATCCTTAGCAACTGCTAGAGGCTTCTTTGGTTCATACTTCTTAAGAAGATCAGCCCAAGACTTATCCAACTCACGCTGTTTAGCGTTAGGTTTGCGTTTCTTAGACTTCGGTGGGGTGGTGTGATAAATCATTTCCAAGTACTCTGCAATTTTGTGAATTTGATTATTTGTTTAGCGTAAAAGTCTCTAGCCATAGATGAAATTTCTTTCATCCACTCTTGTTTTGTTCCATTGTATAAGTCTACGCTATTGTGCATGTTCTTAATCTGCAACACACCCTTACCAAGATTCTGAATAGCCAGCACTGATGGATTGATCGAGTAAACTGGACGAAATTCAATTTTCTTGATGTCAACCTTACGATTAGTGTGGTCTAGTTTATACTCAACGAAAATATAAATCAACTCTTCCATCGTGCTAGTCACAACTTTACGGAGTCTATCAATAGACACTAAGTTAGGCATAGAGAAGTCAGAGTCTGAATCAAAAGACTTGACATCAAACCAAACATACTTTGAATATGTATGATAAGAAAAATCCTCTATGCTGCGCTTACTTCTAGCTTGATAAAACTCAGATGGACTATTCTTCTTGGCTTCTTCAGCAACTAGCTTTTCGATCATATCGGCGTAGCCACGCTGCTCAAGATTTTCCACATAAGGGACATTGATATTCACAGGAAACATCACCAGCTCGACTGATAATAAAAATGACATTTATTAAGAGCCTCATCATTGAGAATCTTCTTCAGACGATCAGCTGTATACTGAACATCTTGTAAATAGTAATCATCGTACTCAGTTGAACCGAAGAAGAAACCAGAAGTAGTTGGCAAATTCTCTCTTGCTTTCTTTGGATCAGCGATAATCGTTTCGCAGAGTTCCATCAGTTCCTGAAGTTTCTCACGAGGCAGAAAGGTTTCTTGACACTCATCAATGCCGTCCTGACAATTATCAACAAACCACTGATGGATTGCATTGGCTTTGCGCCAGTAGGCGATGCGGAAAGTCACTTCCTGAGCACCATAGTCACCATCTTCTTCACCCACGATACCAAAGATATCGTTGATAGCATTAATCTTACCAGTATCTTCAGCGTCAAAATACTTAGACAAATATTTCTTAGCCGACAAGTACATATCTAAACCCATAATATATCTCCTTAAACAACAAAACCAGAAGTGTCTTTTTTAGCTTTACCCTTAGCCTTCAAGCCAACGATAACACCCTTTGGGTCGAGGAAACGCAAGTCTGTTTCATCGCCATTGATAACTTTACGACCAAGATAAGATTCTGGCACTTCGTGGAATACTGCAGCCACGTTCATACCATTGGACAGAGCCAAACGAACATCCATGTCGTTGCCATCTGCTTTGGAGAAAGTCAGGTGGTAGTTAGGGATGTGTGCAACTTTACGATTGTTAACTTTAGTGTAGTCATAGAACTGCACATTAGGAAACATCTGGAAAATGTTCTTACCAGCAGCAACTTCGTACTTTTCCCATGCTAAGTCAGAAGTGCCGTTCAAACGAAACACAGGGATCAAACCCAGCTTCTCAGCCTTAGCGATTGTTTTGACAATCTCGACAGTCAATTCGTTCAAGAAGTCACGACGATTCTCGAAGAAGTATTTTGTTTTGCGGATACGTGCTTGTTGGATCACATTAGTGGTCTCACCCTTCTTGAAGATACCACCACGACCAGCAGTGTTCAAACAAGCAGCTGTACAACCAGCTGTGCGCTTAGGGCAAACTTCTTTACCAGAAATATCGGCTGGAGCAAAGTGGAGAACAGAAGACAAATAACCCTTCTTTTCACCTTTAGCCAACTTTGGGTTACCAACAGTAAGTAGAGACATTTCAGATCCTTTTCCTAATCAACTGTAGTAATTATTGCGCATTTCGGCATTTAAGGCAACAACTTTCTGGAGGCTCCGTAACTTGTTGATTCTACAAGGAAAAATACCCCTCAAAAACTGAGGGGTATAGGTTTAGAAACGAAAGTATTACTTTTTGACTGTTACAGCGTAAGCGATACAGATGTTGTCGTGGGAGTTACCGTAAGCACATCGCACTGCTACAGGGTCGATACCCTTTGCAATAGCGGATTCAATGTTACGCTCCATAGACTTCATCGAAGTGTAGTTGTAAAAACCAACAGCACCAACAATAGCCAATACGGCAGTCAATAGTGAAAGTGTCCAAACATTTTCGTTCATAGTGATTTCCTTAAGAAAGTTCTTTAACATCGTCGCAGATTCCTAGCTTCTTAGCTTCGGATGGACTCAGCCAAATATCCTGTGGTGGCAAGAGCACATCACGAATTTGTTTTTCAGAGAGACCAGTACACTTTTTGTAGTGTTGAGTCATCTTCTTTGTTGTTAAATCGAATTCTTTTACTGTGGCAAAAAGTTCATGTTCTTTACCAAACGCACCCCACGAGTATTGATGACTTAGGATTGATGTGTTCGGAGTAAGAATTCGCATACCTTTATCACCAGCAATGAAAATCATCAGACCAGCAGAAGCAATCTGTCCAAGACCGATTGTTCGCACAGGAATAGATGAACCACGCATAACATCAATCAACGCAAATGCTGCGTTCAAATCACCACCTGGAGATGTAATAATCAAGTTTAGCAACTCTGGTGGTTCTTCACTAAAGTTAGCTTCAAAAATCCACTCAACTGCACCTTTAACTGTACTGAGTGAAATTTCTTCCATCATTAGGTAGAATGCATGTCTAGAGCTTTCTTCCTTTAGTTGGAGATTCATTTTTTGCATCATAGTATCGTTCGCTTTCTTTATAAAATATGTGTCTACCAATTACGGTAGTTTTTTCTAAACCACGCCAACGAGGGTTAACATAATCGGCATGATAGAACAGAGCACCTTTGGTGATGTCTGGTGTAGTTTCGTAGTTAGCGAAAACTCGAAGTGCAACTTCTAATGCATCTTCATAAACTGTCTGATTCTTGATTGACTTACCATGTTCACAGAACCAAGAGAACTGACAAGTTGATTTTACTCTTTGTTTCACTACAGAGCAAATATCTTTTGGATAACGAGGGTCTTGAAGACGATTCATCGTAACCAATGCCACAGCAACTTTACCATCGACTGGTTCAAAACCTGCTTCGTGATAGATGTTCTCTGCCAAACAGTGAACTTGTTGTTGAGACTCTTTTGTCAGCTGAGAGATCTTAACGCTAAGATTGAGAGTCTCTGTATAAGTTGTTTTTGTTAAGACAACCAAACTTATAAACAATAATATAAGCGGAATGTATATACGGTATAAACGCATAGTTATCTCCTTTATGGTTAAAAAGTCAGAAGGTGTGTGAACCCTCTGACCGATCCCTTATCAGGTGGACTTTTTGCTAGTCTTTTCTTGTGTAGTGTTGGGGATTTGAGACACGAAGCCGTTTAGTTGTGTTGCCTTTGCGACAACATCAGCTTCAGTTGGATATATTGGCATTGCTGGATGCTCTGGTGGTGGAGATCCATTATGTCTGGCACTTTCTACCTTAACGTGCCAATCTTGTGATACTTGTTCTTTCTTACCGTAGTATTCTTCAACAAGCATATCTTTCGCCATTTTTAGTAGTTCAAGGCGAATCTCGAACGGTGTCATATTAGACATTTTACTTCTCCTGTGTTGTGTGTAAAGTTGACAGTTTGTGTGTCCAGCACTGTCAGGCTGGTATTATATTTAGGAAGATTATTTCTTCTCTTCAGCCTTCTTCTTTGGAGTTGGCTTTGGTGACTTTGGTGGTGGAGGGCAGTTACCCTTCTTATCACGTGTCACACAATTAGTTTCGTCTTTCTTAGCTGCTGGAGCATCAGCTGCGAATGTAGCAGAAGTGAATGCTAAAGCGATCAATACTAACAAGTGTTTCATATATTTCCTTTGATGAAGTTAATTTTTACTTCGGGATTGTTCTCGATGATAGAATTCCATCTAGTACGCCACGCTTCGATGCATCGCTTAGTCTCATCTGATGTATCAACAAACTGATGAGTGTGACTTTCTAACGTAGATTCAAACCAAGAATCACAACCAAAAATATCGATCCCAGTCGCACCCTTACGAATCATAGCTTCTACAGCTACGTGACCAGCAGAGTGATAAGGATATTTAGGGTCAATGAGTTCAATCAGATAAGGTTCAAAAAGTTTTCTCTTTTTGATCTCATCTGTAATCATCCAAGCCTTTCGAGAGAAATAAGCTGGAGTCTTGATAAGTTCAGGATTCTTACCCATGTAGTGGATGACTTCTGGGTCGAGAATTACTGTCGCATCTACAACAGTCCAAGGTATGTTACAACCGATAACATAGTCATAAGCCAGAGAGTCTCGAAAGACTACTCTGCTTGGACCATTGCAGAGGACAGCAATGTTCATTGTTCTAATACAGCAACGATGTTTTCTTGCTTGATCATCACACGTTGTGCGTCACCAATCTTGACAACTGCTGCCTTATTCCATTCCAGATAAATCACATCACCAACTTTAACATCAGTAACATCTGGACCAATGGCTAGAACAGTACCTGTTTTCGATTGATCGAAACCTGCACCTTGCAAGACAATACCAGATTCTGTAGTGTTCTCACGCTTGTTCTCTGCAACGAGAACTCTATCCTTCAATGGAATAACATTCATTAGAAACCTCGTGTATAGTTCAATGCGATAGTTTTGTTCGCACCATCACCACGTTGGATATCATAACCAACAGCAATTCGATCTTGCTTAGTTAATGCATATGCCAGTTGCAAACGAGTTGCTTCGTTGGTATCTTTTGCGACAGAATCAAATCCACTACGGAAACGATAACCAACTTTAGCTGATAATCCATCAATCGGCAACTTAACAGAAACTGCTGGTTCTACTGAATGGTATGGATAATCTGGTTTACCAGACGATTGTTTGGTACCCAACCCACCACGAATAGATGCTGTAAATACAGAGTTAAGTGGTTGGCTATATGTCAAACCTGCTTCATAACGATTAGAGATAGTGTTTGCTACGTCTGCAGTAGTCGCAGAAATACCAATGTCACCATCAACTTTGCCGAACAATCGTGTTTGAACTCGCAAAGAATTAACGTGCTTTTGCACGGCTGGGCTAACGTCGTCTTGTACGGCATATCCTACAGTCATAGAAGACTGTGCGCTTGCGATAGAAGAACCAGCTACCAATAATGCAGCTACTAACATTTTCAATTTCATTTTATTTTCCTAAAATTTTAATTAAGTTAAAATTATATGGCTGGCACAGTATGTGGCTGGCATAATAAAGATGGTAGGTTATTCTGTTACGAGGAAACCTACCGAAACCCTAAGCAGCGTTTAGGCTGCTAATGCGTAGACAGAGTCGTTTGCATTTACTTAGTTTGCTTGATTTACGGTCATCGCCTACCGTGCTGTCCACTTGTTTACTTGTTGCCCTGTCGAAACCTAGTCACCCCCATCAAAAACATACTGAATAATTTAACTGCGCTAACAACATCAAATCTTAACAAGAGTACGACGTCTTGCTCAATATGTTTTTGGTGGAGGTGGGGAGAATCGAACTCCCGTCCAGAACACTTTTCTCTTTGCTTCATACAGCAATATCACTATTATACATTATGAAAGGTTGCGTGTCAATTATTGATTCTAACAACTAACACATATCTATCTTTAGAAGCTGCTTCTGTATAATGTAAAAATTCATACCCACCAGAAGATAGCACCATGTTACCAGTTTTTGGTTTTATAGTTACCCCAAACTTAGGGAAAACTAATTCACCAGCATCAAAATCATCATTCAAAAATATAACTGCAGTTCTTTTCCAAGGCATAATTCTTTCAACGATATTATCTTGGTTCTCATCTCTACCGAGATAAGCAAAACTATCAGCATGTGGTTCATTGGAAACACCAGGTTTATACCACAAAATAGGGCTATGGGTGACATCCCATGAATATCTATCACTCAGTAATTTAACTAATTCGTGATGTACAATTTTTCTTCTTTCTATAAGAGTATCTGGTTCATAATTAGGTATATTATTTGGAGTGTTCTCGAAATCAGCGTCTTTAATTAGATCATCACATTGCTGTTTAGTTAGAACCTTCGGTATAAATTTGATATCTTCCCAATTCTCTAGGAAAATCTCATTCCCGTTTTTATCAATAGTTCTATCCATTAAATACCCTTTCTATTCTTATAATCTAATCTCAGTTTACGGAATGGACCAATCCAGTTATCACGCTTCTCTATAAACCATCGTGGATCATCATTCTCTACTGCCATCAAAATAGCGAGACGACCAATAGGGATACCAGTGCGTTCTTCAAACGCAACAGCATAAGCTGCGCACTGCATAAAGTAGTGATAAATGTCTTCTCGATCTTTTGGTTTACTTGCTGTCTTAAAATCAATGACAGTTAGCTTACCTTGAAATTCAGCGATACAATCAACTGTTCCAGCAACCTGTAAGTGGTCAGAGTAGAGTGGTGTTTCAAGACAATGTATATTATCAATATCGTCTAGTAAAAACTTGATAGAATTGAACATCTCCAAGTCAAACATATCAGCTTCGAACACGTTTCCACGCAGATAATCTTCACAGTACTGGTGAATCCGAGTACCACGTGCTGATGCTTTAGCAGAAACTCTATTAGCTTCTTCTGCACCGACACGTTGACGCCACTTAGCAATACCTTCTGCTGTTGCTTGCCCAGTAATTGTTGTCACACTTGGATACGAAAAACCCGATGGGGTTAGATAAGTTCTTTGTCCATCGGGTCTTGTGTCACGCACAAGTTTCGCAAAGTCATGATGTATAAATGTTTTCATTATGTAAGTAAGTGCATAGCCTCATTATAGTGTTTAATGCGATCTTCTAGACCAATATAACCACCATTGATTTTCTTAGTCATTAATTTGATGTCACCGCTGTCTGCTTGAACATTCAATTTGTTCTTGTTCCAGAACCAAATAGCTGACATCAAAGCAAAGTCACGATCCGCTGTAACCCAGTCAGGGTTGTTTACTACGTTCTCCCAGTCTTCGAACATCTCTTTGGCAAATGCCGTATAGTTCGCACGACCAGTCAACTGAATTGGACCACGTCCACGGAAACGATACCCGTCTCCTGATTCTGGACCACCATTACCCATGCGGTTAGCATAGATTTTGTTCGCAATCATTTCTGGTTTGCGAGCATATGGTGTGGCTTCTTCGATTGTAGGGAAATACTTTCTGAAGATGCTATTCAATCCTTGTGCAGAATAGTTTAGGTTCTCTTCAAAAACAGTCCAACCACCAGACTCATGCCCACATTGCGCTAAGAAAGCAGCAACACGTTCTGGTGTATTGATGTCATATGTTGGAAATACTTCGTTCATCGAAGCTGCCCAAGATTCTGGATCTTGAGCACGAGGGAATAAATGCTTGAATTGTTCTGCAGTTATCATTGTTTCTTCTCATAGTAGTCCTCATATTTAAGTTTAGCCAAAATATAGTCCTTCACTAAGGAAGATCGAACGATGTCGTCAACAGTAAACTCGATACGAGTAAAAGCACTCATGTGTTGTGCGATGTCAAAGAATTTGAGAATTCCTGTAACATCACTTTTACGTTTATTCAAGTCTGTCTGGCGATAGTCACCACACCACATAATCTTAGAGCGATAACCGACACGAGTCATAACGGTATCAATCTCTTCATAAGTCAAGTTTTGCATTTCATCAACAATGATGATAGCATCATCAAATGACATACCACGAATAAATGATGTAGAAATAAAACTGATATGTCCTTGTTCTTCTAATCTATCCCATGCGTCTTTGCGACCAAACAAGGTTTCGCATATCTGACGATATGGTTGTTCATAAATTTCCATCTTCTCATTCACATCGCCTGGAAGATGTCCAATTTCACGAGATTGCACCGCAGAACGAACTACGATAATCTTGTCAAATGGATTTGATTTGTCTAATACTTCTTCAATCGCTTTGTAAAGCGCACAGAAGGTTTTTCCTGTCCCTGCGACACCATGAAGTGCCACGAAATAATCACCACGTTTGTATGAATCAAAAAATAGTTTCTGATTATCTGTCAATGGTTCAAACGTCTTTAAGTCATCAATCCTTAATTTTAGATGGTTATTTACTGTTTTTGTCTTAGGCTCACCTTGCACATTATCTATTGGTCTTGTCTTTGCTGCTGCACGAGTTGCCATTTGTTTCCTTATAACTGGGATGATGATTTATCTAATTGACTTCCAGGTGTTTTCTCATGGATTCGTTGCAGCACCTCCTTGAATCCAGTATCGAATTTCCGTGTTGATGATAGTTTGGTTGGATCACCAAACGCTACTGCTTGGATAACAGTTTCCAAATGTGGATTAGCTTCTCTGAACGGATCAAGTTCAGACATACGCATAATCTGTTCAAATTGTTCGCCTGTTTCTTTATTGCGAAATACATAAGTTGGCATAATGTTCTCCTTACTTGTATTTAGCTTTATAGAGATTGACTTTTAACAAAAATATTGATGTCAGAGATAAAGAAATTCATAGACAATCTAGATGTTTCGATCGTACTACCGAATCCACTGGCTGCTCCATGCAGATAGTCTCCACGATAAAGAATCATAGTGTTATAAACATAAGGAACTTCAATTCGTTCTCCGTTGCGATAAAGAATTGTTCCACACTCTTTTGGGTCTTTAAGAATATTTTCATTAAGATAAACGATAGCAGCCCAAGCAGAACTATCTCTATGAAGACCAGAATTCCCAACACCACCATCACCATCGAATAGTGAATGGAACAATGGAAACCCTCCATATGAAATTCCAACATCAGCGTCTTGTCGAACATTGACTAATGTACCTATAAGAAACTCATCAGTCAAAGACTTAAACTCTTCACCTAATGGAGAAGTGCGACGACCTGGAAATGATCTGTTACCTTCAACAAAATCAATTTCATCTTTATACGTATGATATGTCTGCTTAATTGCTAATTCGTATACAGATTTCGGATCTTTGAAAAAATTTGGAATTACAAGAAAATCAGTTAGCATTCGTAGTCCATGATGGGGCAGGGCGGTTTTTCCAAGAGAACATTCGTTTCTTGTCACCGAGATAGTAATTTTTGTAAGATTGAATAGAGTCACCAGCAACTTTATAATCATCTGGCATAGCTGGTGTTGGTTCAGTGAATGGACCAAAGCCGATGTTCTTAGGTGGAGTAGAAAGAACTTGCACTAGTCTTTCGGTTGCGTGGGTTCTACCGTAACGGTAACTGTACTCGGTGCACAGACATTCAAATAGATTCCAGAGCCAGATGTAGTTTGCTTTGGACTGTCTGACCCAAATAGCACTAGGGTGATTGATGTGAGTAGCAGAATAAAGTACAGTGTTGCGACTGTCTGGTAAAGTCCAGGTCTTTTTCTTTCGTCCAGATTCAGACATACCAATAGACTCAGTGCCATCAAGGACACGGTGAGCAGTAGACAATAGTTGAGCATATTCGAGAATCATTTTTACGCAGTGCTTATCAACGTGATGTTGAGCGCAGATGCGAGGGTCATTGTGTAGATAAAAGATGTTCATAATATAATTATACTACAACTTCGCATAAAAGTCAAGGGGTTGTGCCGAGATCTGGCATTGGTGCAACCCAGATAACACCATTTTTCAGTTTAACACGTGGAACATCTACCCATGGTGTGCGTATAGTAGGCGAACCATATTCATCGTGTTCATAGACTTCAACTTGCAACCCAACACGTTCAACATTATTATTATCGTCTAAATGTTCTGCAACACGAAATTGATATGATAAAGGTTTAACAAACTGCACAGGCATTGCTGGTGGAGTTTGCGGTTGTTGTTGCGTTATGTAAATTTGTTTAGTATTTAAGGTTATCATAATACCATTCTCAACAATCCGACAGTATCAATAGTTGTTAACAAGATGTAGTTAGCCAACATCCCAAAAGATTTCCTACTATAAGCAGCCCAAGCATAAAGAGCACAGCCACTAATCCAGATAGGATATAGAACAAGTAGAGGAGGATTGGGGACTGTTGTCGCCATTGTGACACTGCAACCAATGCTAATAGCCCAAGCAAGCAACTCAACAATAAATCGAACAGGGTGGCTTTTATAATCATCCTTGATCCATCCAAAAGTGTTTATCAAAATATCGTTCATGCGTGCTTATTCATTAATTGTAATGTGAGAATCTGTTTCAAAACAGAATTCAATTTATTGATAGTTTCTTTGGCAGTCAGGTGATGGATACCGTGACCACCAGCAGCATCAAATGGAGTGATGCAACCGATGCTATCGTCAATAAGAATAGAAGTTGGGGTAGCGTACTGTGCCTTTTCTTCTTTATTACGAACGAAATTTGCCTTGTAAGGGATATTTTTAGCGTTGAGCCATTTCAGTTTTTGGTGTTTAGCCTCATTACCCTGAAATGGGTCATGAGTACCCATTGATGTAAGAATTTCAATGTTGATGCCTTGCAATTTAGACACGTGATTGAGCAATTCTTGTGTGTCTGGCATAAAATCCAGCTTCTCAAAGATGCGATGGTCCAAAACAGCGGATCGAAACTTCTTACGATCCTCACGTTCAGGGTCAAATTTGTCATATTCCTTGTGAAAATCGGCAAGGACACCGTCCATATCAAGATAAAGTGTAATCATAATGTTATTTTACTTCAATTTCACAAAAAAGACAAGTTATTTCACGAATTTTGTAAAATCTGGTGGTTTCCAGCCTTCTGGTTTCAAGATTTTACCGTCTTCACGACGAAGAACGAGTCCAGTTTCAGGGTCAATCTTGGATAAATTGGATTTTGCACCCTCATCCCAGATATTTTCACAATCCCAACCACGTGATTTCATATATCCGATGATAACCCACATCATATCGAAGCAAGC